CATGCAGTGTTTGTTGACTACCCTCATAGTATAAAGGGCACTCCAGCGAACCAGAGTGCCCAGTGTGCCAGCTATTGAAGTGTCACTTAGAACTTACAAATGCGTTGATTTTATCTGCAAGACTTTCGATGTCAGTATATGAGGGGAACTGAGGATAATCCATTTTAACTGAATGTTCTTTGTTCCACTGTTCAACTAATGCAAAATTAGCATGGTATTCATCTTGTGCCAAACCATTCGCTTGTTGGAAGATTTGGAATCGAAGTTCGTAAGGTGTCATTGTGTTACTCCTGTGTGTGATGTGTGAGTGTATTAAACTCAGACATAACTATAATCTAAATATTCAAAAATGTCAAGCATACAATGAAGACCTTTCAAGAGTTTAATGAAGATCTAAACCAACTAAGAAGAGACTTGCAAACTCTTGATCGCCAATCAGCACCAAAAAACAGAATGACTGCAAGAAGACAAGCAGCAAGTACATCAAGTGCAGACAGAGAAGCAGAATTTAAACAAAAAGCATTAGATAGACAAAATGCCGCCAAAGAGAAGGCGGCACAGATAAAACAACAGAGATTAGATAGATTAGAACGTCAATCTCAAGGTTGAGGTTTTGGTTTTGCTACTGATGCAGTATAGGGAACCTTGCCAGTCTCATGATAATTGATAATATCATACTTAAACTTACACTCTAATGGTTTTTGATTGCATAGTTTAAGTGCATCGTCAAAAGACGATTGGGCATAAAATGCACCACCAGTAATAAATCCAAGCACCGCTGTTAGGATAAAACTTGGATACAACACATAATCCTTCATAATCATAATTCAATCCCAAGAAACATTTTGAAGTAAGAATCCAGGCATTACATATGTCCATGCACCAAATTCTTGAATACCACCAATCTTATACTGCCACTTATATTCATATTTGTTATGACTATCCCAAGTCATATAACCCTTCTCTTTATCAAATCGACCTTTGATAGTCAGACCAAACTTATTAGAGAAGATGTTACGAGTGCGAAGAGCACCACCAGTCTCACGAGTTTCTACTACCTTACATGTATCATGATAGGTTTGAAGTCCTGCCTCCAATACACATGGACTCTCATATGCAAATGGACGATAAGTTTTTGGTTTTGGTGGTGCAGTCTGTGCAAATACAGGTGCAGCAATTAGAATGGTAGAAATTGCAAGAAGTTGCTTAATCATGAATCTTTTTTGAATAAGTTGTGATAGTGTAATACTTCTGGGTTTTCTAGGTCTTTACATCTGGGATAGAATACACCATCTCGATAACAAGACTTCTCTGGTTCATAATAAACCTGAGCTGGTTTAGGATAATCTCTCTCACAGATGTAAATCTCATTTACACATAACTGTAACAGAGTGAATAGTGCAGAGTACATTATACCACAACTCTCCAACAAACGGTAGCATTGCCTTTTTTGGCAGATTCGATGTGAGAGAATGCAGCGTAACTCAAATCCAAATCAGCATGTGAATAAGGTCCACGATCATTTACTCTTACAATTACCTGTTTACCATTATCTTGGTTGGTTACCCGTATGCGTGTACCCATAGGTAGATAAGGATGAGCTGCAGTCCAACGATAAGCATCAAACCGCTCACCATTTGCCGTAATTTGTCCATGAAATCCATCTCCTATACCATAGAAAGTGGCAATCCCACAAGCGAGACCAGCAATGATTGACATGATTGGTGAATAACGCATAATCATTATAACTTCACCAGAGGCGTCCCCGTGCCCCTGTGTGCCACTTGTTTTGCTGTCTACTATAGATTCTCCAGTTCTTCTGCTATTTTGAACATTTCCTGAGCAGTCTTAAGATTCATCTGTGGACATTCATCAATTAACGTTCTGACAAATCCTGCCAATGCCTTTGTGCCAATTTTATCTTTTTTATCATGAGTAGTTTTGAGCAGAATATTCATGGTTCTCAAATACTCTTGTTCTAATCTTTTTGCTCTGGTTGACATCTTAACTAACAATTGTAAATGAACGTTGATCTGGATTCTCTAATCCTATGTAGTGTGGTTTATCAATAATATATTCTGCAAGGTCTCTGGTTTGATCATAACCACCAAGATCTATTTTAATCGCACCTAAACCAATTTCTGCAAAAGCATTCCTTGTCTCTTCATCATGACCTTGCATCCAATACTTAGGATATATTACTTTCTTAGTATTTGACAATTGAACGCCCCACATACCAAATGAACTATTTGCCATAATATGATAATCACACATTGACATTAAACAAAGTTCAAATGAATAATTATAAAGATTATTTGCAATCTTCTTTTTATATAATGGATGTAATTCTTTTGCAAGTCTCACCATCTCTTGATTTAACTCCTCTTGAGTCGGGGTGGATGGTATTAGATTATCATAAGCGTGTTTAGCTAATGCTGCTTTATAATCAAATCTACACTCTCCAGAAGCATCAACCAATCTATCCAACTCTTGCCCTACATCACAATTAATAAATTCATTATCATTGAATATATCAAGAACAAAAGTAAATCTCTCTGGATCACTTGCAGTTAGAATAGGATGAGTTAAAATATAATCTTTTACATTACAAAAAATAAGAACAGGAATATCTTTTGGTAGCAACTCTAATGCTTCTTTATAGTAATCATCATCAATTAAAAACATTCCAGATTGAAGATCTTCAAAGTCACCTCTACGTAGATGCATTGATACTACTTCTTGCCCATCAAATTGGGACATAAACTTTTGGCACTTCTCAACAATCTCTGGTCTAAAGTGCAGTTCTTTTTTAACAGATTCAAAATTAGCAGGATCAACCATACTCTTAACAGTGGGATAACCATATAATTCACAATTATCCTCCACCATTGCAACAACTTCTTCAAAAGAGTTATCATCCAAAAACTCAATTGGTTTTAAATCCGCATCAAGTTCATCTTTAATGCTGTTAAATTGTAAATTGGTAAATGTATTTCTAAGTGCTTTTAATCCATTTGTATTGATAGTATAACTATACCCCGTTCTATTTGCAATGGAACGCATTAACATATATGAAGATATTTGATATCCTAATCCAGTTCCAGTAGCAGCAAAATCTTGATGAAATTTAATCATGTCGCGCAAATTATCCAGTGTTATTATTTAGAAATATATCTCCCAAACCCCATCACATTTGACACCATGACCCTGTAGTGTGATCCTACGATCATTTAATGCCAAATTATATGCAGGAGCGATCTGGTGTTGTAATGGACCAATAAAATAAAACATTTTACCAGGAATATAAGGAATCACAGTTGGTGTTCCATATGCACCATACTCAAGCGATTTGATTGCTTTTGCATAGTCATCATTTGCCTCATAGCATTTAATAGATTCTTCATTCCATGTGTTGAGACCAGCACCAGTTTTAGGAACCTCTAAACAAAGAGTAAATGACAGGCAATTCTCAAGGTCTACCTCATTATATTGATTCCATACTGTACCATGCCTCTCTTGTTGAAGATCCACATGAATAGTTGCACTTGGACGTTCCATATATTCTTTTGTTGCTGGCTTTGGTTCTTGTCCAGGTTTACATCCAAATATATGAAATCCAGGGTATGCTAAGGATTCATTTAGACGACAAGGACCAATCTCATAATACAAATGATAAATCACAGTATCATATAACCAATCAAAATAGTCTTTGAGTAATGGATTTGTCTGCATAGTCATCATGGTATACACCTGAGTGTTAACCATACAATCAATATATGTTGCAGGACCTAGAGTATAGAAATCCACTGGATTCTCATCATCAGGAGAGAACCCAGTGTTTGCACAGTAAATTCCTCTTGGAATCCACCAATCATCCAATAAATTAATTCGTTCTAATGTGGCATCAATTCCTTGTTGATCCAATACATCTAGGTATCCTGCAGTTATCATTCAAACTCTCCTCTTTGATTTTTAATTAAAATATTTGGCACAACTGGTTCCTCCATCATTATCTCAACATAAACCTCTGTTTTGTCGTTCCAGTGTCTTATGACCCCCGCGACAATGCAAATATTAGTAATGAGATAAGTGATGAATATAAAAGTGCGTAAACAAGCAATGTGGTCTGATTCTTTGTCATCACTGGTTGCTTTCTCCCCCAGCGCCTTTGCCCAAAGTCTCCAAATCTTCATAAATGGACTCTCTTGTTGTAATGTATTTAAGTTCCTTCCATTGATCAACATAACATAAAACAAGTAGTCTATCATTTCTATGAAGACTACATGCCTTATAATTGGTGCGATCTTTGGGGCGGACAGATACCTCAATTGTGATATACTCTCTGTCCTTAAAATAAACCCATCCCTCTACACCCTTTGTCCATTCAACATAATCGTTGACTTCTGGTTCATACATCGGTCAAATCATTGATAAACAACCAATCATCTGGTTCCTCACCATCAACAACAAATTCACTGTGAAGAGCATCTGCATCATCAAGATTGTAACTATCAACAAGTTGACTTACACGATCCATGAAGAATTCCTCACAGTGAGTGATGCATCTCTCATGCATCAGGTCTGACTTGATACTCATTTAAAAACTCCTGAATTTGGGTCATTTCCTTCAGGATGCATTCTAGTTGGGATTCCAGATATGTCAACCTGTGCTGTTGAGCAGCGATAAAGTCTGGGTCTTTGATTGCGATCATGTGGTAAATTGCTCCACTACACAGGAACCAACATCTTCTGCGATGGCATACACACGAGCATTCATAATGTTTTCTCGCAGGTTACTGTAGTGATGCTCATAAAAATTACCATCATCCTCAGCAGCGATGAGGTCAAAACATTCATCATCACTCTCTGCAATTACATTCCACAGTCCACCATACTCAGATGAGGGGAAGGGAACATAGTGATCAACGATGTAAAAATACTTTTGTGCCATTGTTGTAAGTAAAGAACTCCTCAATTGTAGAAGAAAAGAATCAGTGTGTCAAGCAGCAAACAGATTGGAGCAGTGCTCACTCCACTCATTGTAAGAGTCAAAGCAGTCATGCTCCATGGCATCAACCTCCTCCCAGCAGAGAGGTGCCTGATCCAGAGTCAGCAGCATACCAGTCCTAGGACATGCCCACAGACCAGAAGCGTAGAGTTTGAAGTGGTCTTGAATGGAAGTCATGGTTGAACCTGTTTGGAACATACTCATTATAGGGGTAGAACCACCCCTACGTGGGGTGGTAGTGTGCCAGCTAGAGACCTGTCCACACTCTACCACTATCACACATGAATGTGAGTAGATACTTCTCCTCATTCTCATGTGCTTCCACCTCATGTGGTTGGTCAGAATAATCCAACTCCTCCACATTAATTCCCTTATAAATCCTTTTCCCTTTATTGAGTTTCATTGTTCCATCAATCCACTGCTTTACATGAATCAATTCATGCAGCAAAGTTGATGCATACAGTCTTTTATTCATATTAGACTGCATTTCAATCAAAAAGGTGCGTGGATAGCGTTCTCCACCCATAATATCACAATATCCATATGCACCCTCTCTCTTCATACCGCGATGACTCACAGTAATATCAATCTTGTGACGAGGATAGAATTTGGTGATAAACCAAATCAAAATGTCCTCGCAAAGCTTTTTATGGGCACCATACCCATTGATTTCATAGTAAAACATCAAAAACCACCTGTGTAAGACGTGTTCCCCAGTGCAAGAACCAAATGAATGACCCCACAAAGATAAGTTTATCAGTCTTTGTCATGTTTTTGTTCATCAAGGTAATTAAAGAAGGGGGAGAATAGGACAAATCCTCCCCATGCAAATCCTGCTAGGATGATCAGTGCATAGATCATCGAGCGTAGAGATAATGACCTGCCCAATCAGCGTTGGCAAGTAACCATTCACGCTGATTGAGAATACGCAGATCGTAGCGAACACCTTTGGCAGGAGACTTCCAAGATGCAGACTTGTAGACTTCACCAGTCTTCTTGTCAATGAAGCAATGCACACTACGAGAGTTGGGCAGTTTGCCACCATTGTCAATGCTCATGATAACTTTGTGATATTTTTTACCACTCTCAAAAGTAAAGTCATAACCACAATGACCATTCTTCAAGTCAACAATACATGCTTCGTGATAGTTAGTATCTTCCCCACGCTGAAGAGCATTATAGTGACTACGAATGGAATAGTCAATATAATTCTGCCGCAGAGCATCACACAACAACCAAGTCCACTTGGTCACATTGAGTTGGATTGTGTTGCGGGCATCCTGCTCAGCAACATACTGGTCAAAGGTGGAAGCAGTCATGAGAGGTGTTTGTTTGAACTGAAGTCAGTATAAAGCAAAAAACCACCCCAGAAGGGGTGGTGTGGACAGTCTTCAAAGTGTCACTTGTTCATCTGAAGAGTAGGAACAGGCATACCACCTTCAGTGGGCACATAGATGGTTACATTACCATTCTTAGAACCATCTTCGATACCAGTGATATACAGATACTGAAGATACTCACGGTTATCTTTCAGCGAATCACCGATGATTTGGTTTGCCTTAGCAACACCAGTGGCACGAATGATTTCAGCATCAGCAAGTTGTTGAGCACTATCTTTTTTTGCTTGTGCTTCCAGAACTGCTACCTGGCGGGTATATTCTGCTTTTTGCAGTTCTGCTTTACCAGCAAGAGATTGTTGCCACACATTGTATTGGGGACCACCAATAAAGATGAGACCACCAATCACTACCACACCTACAGCAATAGCAGCAACTGCAGGGTCAATAAATCCGTTTTGTTTGTTCATTTGTCACCTTCGATAGTAGATTTGAGCAGTTCATCCATAGTGCGTCGAGCACGATAGTTTTGGATAATATCCATCACACAATAACCAAAGGCAAATCCTGCCATAATTGTGGTAATCATTTAGAAGAAACTCCAGAGGGTTTGAAAATCATATTAGCAAGTACAATCATAACAAAGTTCTGCCAGAATGACAAGGTTACTCCAAACCAAGACAAAATCATCCCAACTAACCACGCTTCAAATAATAGAATAGCAGTGGCAAAAACAAGAGCACCAAAAGCAACACCAAGAGCAGTAGAAGTTTTCATTTTTTAAAAAGAGAGTAAACTAGCATTCCAAGAATAACGTAAAACATGAACTTGAATACCTTCATGCATCATACCCCTGAACCTTTAGGATAGCACGACGAGCATCATAAGCTTGAGTCTGAGAAGCAAACTCTGCTATCTTCTGATAGGTGTCACGATGATACAATCCCCAACGTGTGCTGCCATGGATACCACGGATAACGTAAGGATTGTCAAGACCCAGGGGGTAGGGTTTCATGGTTGTCTTCTGAAGGACTCTGTAAGTCTACTGCCAAATCCAGGGAATCCTCTGCCTCTGGTGGACACTCTTCATACTGTCCCAAGACCCTATTGCAATGCTCAAGAATAGCATCTACAAAGTCTTGTTCTGTCCATGTGTTAAACATAGACTCCTCTGGATCATTCTCATCCCATGAAATAGTAAATGATCCGTCTTGTTCTTCTTTTACATCAATTGCCATAATCGTCATCCCATGGTGCTTTACGTTCTAACAGTTTACGAAGTTTCTCTACAGATTCTGGGTCTGGTGGTGAATTGATTGCCTCTACCAGTCTATCATATGCCTCTTCTGAAACATAAATTACTGGTGGTCTTTGGTCAATTCTCAACTTACGCTCAGGGGAAATGGTGATATTATATGGGTCATCATAAGGATAGATGTATTCCATATACCATCCCAGAGATAGTCCTTCCCAGAACTCATCATAACCCCAAGTATCACCATCATTATAACAATCCAGACAGTTCCAGAAGTTATGGAATCCATCAAGGAAGAGTTCCCATTTTGTAGGTTCTTCAAATCTCACAACTCTCACCCATACTCTCTAAAATACTGCGAGCGAAGGAAACCAGTCCATACTTTTCACCATCAGCAAATACATCATAATCATGTGGTGGATATTCATAATAATCTCCACCACCTTTACCATCATAACAATGAGTTTCTCTTGCTAAAATTTTAAGTTCTTTAAGTAGAAATGTAAGTTTTTGTTCGTCAGTCACAGGTTTCATCACTCCACCAATAGCTCAGTTTATCACCAACAGCAGAAATATTCAAGTGATAGATTTTATCACTCTCTGTATAGACACCAATCCAGAGTGTCCTCTCATTCATACTTTCCAGATGAAACATCTGAATGTCTTGAAGCACAATCTCATCAGGATTTTCAGTAAATCTGCTCACTTCAACACCTCATCAACATCAATACCATCAGGTAATCCAGCAATACCAAGTTTAAATCTTACAAAAGAAATAAAGTCAATTGCATCTTGTTCATAAACATAATGCCCACCATTGTTATCACTTTCAGTGTAATTGGTGAAGTAATCATCAAACACCATCATAATCGCAAGAGCACGGGATTGGTCGTGCTTCGTGATCGCAGTGTGTGGGTGTGCTACAATCTTTTTGATGCACTCAAACAACTCTTCACGAGTGTATGAGAATGCTTTTGCTTCTGGATCAAGTTTGTAAGTCATTCATCATCCTCCCAGAAGTTCTTCCATTCTACCTTATCTTCATCAGTCATTTCTTCAATGATAAAAGCACTTACATCAGATTGCAGAAGACCCAAATCTTTGATAATCATATTTGCCACATCATTTGCCAAATAATCACCAAAATCTTCTGGACTTTTCAATTCATCAAATTGGTGTTCAGCAGGATTGAACTTTACACAGAAGGTGATTTTATAACCTTCAACACAGTCTTTTGACTTACGCAATACCTCTTTGCGTTCATCAATTTGTTTTGCAAGTTTTTGGAGTTCTTTATAAGAAAGTTTAGAAATGTCAGTCATTCAACCAACTCCATATGCTTCAAGAATTCCACGAGCAAGAGCAATCGCCAAATCCTTCTGTGAAATACTCATATCTTCACGAGCACCACCAGAACAAGAAGTAATGAAAATACCAGCATTATCTACTGTGAGTTCTACTCGTTCAGTTTCATTTTCATTTTCGGGATTAGTCCAAGTAAAGACATCAATCTTACTGCGGAGCACATCAGTTCCAGGAAGTAAAGTGTAGAAGTTAGACATTAGAGTTCTGTGTGTACAAGTGTATTATAGGGCATCCAGGTCGGTTCTGGTGTGTCCTTGTGACGGTTGTTCAGGTATCACAAGGCTCCTCAACACCTTACGAAGAAACTGAATAGAACCATAAAACTCTTCACCATCTTGACCACCAATCACAATCCAATCAATCTCTTCAAGGGCAAGTTGAATTTTCTCATTTGTGGTGAGTTCTTCAAATCCTTTTTCGGCAAGTTCTTTTCTTTCAATCGCAGCAAGATGTTGGAATGCTTCCTTATGTTCTTCCATAAGGTTCTTTGCGATGTCTAGGACTTTGTTTTCTTTTTCTCTTCGTGCTGCTTCCTCAAACATTTCATCAGGGTATGGTTCAGACATAACTACTCCTATTTCTATACCAGCTAAAATCACGTTTGATACAAATTATATCACAACTAAAATACAATCGTCTATAACGAATGAAAAATCCACACACAGTAGTATCACCAATATGAATAGCAATCCGTGGGAACCATTCCTCACCATGATATTCATCCCACTGTAGTGAAAAATCTAATAGGGCATATCTACCGTGCGGAAGGATTTGTAAGAACCATTCCTTACCATAATCCTCGTAAGTTTCGTAGTCAAAAAGTTTCATTTTAGTTTTTCTTGAAGTTGCTCTGCTGTATAAGTATCTCCATTATAATCATAATACTTGTCTTCTGTTCCTAATACTCGTTCGCAAATATAAATCCCACCAGAAACTTGCGGAAACTCACCTTCCACCCATTCTTGGACATAGTTAATATCTCCAACATAAGAAGGGAAAAAAACATCACCATTCCAATAATCTTTATGTCGTTCCAAGAACTTTACAGTTTCTTTTGCCAAACTTGTATCTGGTTTAGTGGATACAAGTTTGAGATTAAAAATGGCAAGTAGTTTGTTGATTATGTTAGTCATACATCCCACTCCCTTGCTTCCCAATCCATCAAGCACATGTTAGTTTGCTCCTTGTCAGTGTAGTTGTCATAGGCATATTGACGACACTCTTCTTCAGTGCCCTCAAATAGCATTTCATACATTTTGTGGTCTCCATCGTAGGTGATCTGATACAATCCCCACTCATCATAGCAGTCAGGAAAAAAAGGCATTATCGTAGTTTCTTCCTAATTGTTCGGATACACTCATTCCATTTATAACTGTTAGTGTCGTGTTCTTTCGGCAACCAATAGTCAATATTATCTACCAAATCATCAATGCAAGTTTCCATATCATCATTATTATCAAACACTCTCCCCCACCAAGTCATACAAACATCATAGAGAGTTTCTGGTTTAGGATAAGCATACTTGATTTTATCAAATACACTCTGGGTCTCATCATTTAACTCAACATACTTATCAATCAGTTTGAGTTCTTCAAGTGTGAGTTCAAGTGTAATTTTGTCAGTCATCATACCCACCCAGCAAAACTAAAGATGTATTCAAGTCCCCATTCTAGTGTATGAGGTGGTAATTCGTCAATATGTTCAAATGCAAGTCGTCTTGCTTCCAGGATGCGTTCTTTACCTATTGCAAGTAGATTTGCTTTAGATCCTTTGAGAAACTCATTAAAATCTTCTTGATTGTTTTGTTTCGCACCAGAGATATACAATCGTCTCATTTCAGTGAAGAGTTCCGCAGTTTCAGGTGCAAATGTAACCACTTTATCTCCTACAGGTATTTCCATACGCTTCATACATCCCATAGAGAACTTCATGGCATCTCTGACTTCATCAACAGTCAGTGTATCATCTTCACCAGCACGATAGGTGTGTTGAATAATACCATTCGTACATTCAATCACTCGCAACAGAGCAATCTTATCTTTTTCTACATCGGGCAGAGCTTCAAATCTCGTTGTCCAGTCAATCATAATCAGAAACCCTTTGTCTTTTTGCTTTTTTTCGGTTCTTTGTGATCTAGAACCTCAACGTGACTTAAAAAATTACCACCACGCTCAAACCACCTACGCTGCACATCTTCATAATTATCAAAGATAACAGATTCGCCAGTGCTTGTTACTAATTTATAATCGTGACGGAGATATGGTTCGTCAGATGTTTGACGGAAATAGCGTGGATCAGAAGGATCAATAAGTTGAGTCATTCAAGTGTAATTGCAGTGCGTGGTGTTGACGGTGTTCGGCGGATAGATGATGCTTTGAATATTTTAGCAAAAGAAGAGTCCCATACAAGTTCTTCATCTGCCTCTGTTAGCGGACCCCAACGGGAGGTGGCAAGTGCTGATTTGAGTAGTGTTTTGATAAGGTCAATCATTTTTTGTAAAACTCTATTTTTAGTTGCATAATAAGTAAATCAAGTTTATCTTCAATACGAGTAAGTCGTTCCTCAATAGTATCCATACGATACTCATCAATTGCTTCTTTCTTTACTGAATAGGGGTCAATCGTAGCCATAGTTCCTTGTAGTGAATTTAGTAGTGGTTCGTCAAATAACATAATCAGTGTGTCCTCAAAGTCCAGTGTTGAACATAAGTGAGCCAAGGTTCTTCTTTCTGTTCCATTGTAGCATACCAGTGCCGTCCAAATTCATCCAGAGCATCAAGATGATGAACTCCGTGTTTATCAATCGCACGGGAGATATGCTTGAATGTTTGTGGTTTAGTAGTCATACGCCGTCCCCTGTTTCCATCCATTGATGAAGTTGTGCCTCAATAATGGATTTGATTTGTAGCAGATCATCTAACCGTGCTTTTGCTTCATCATACTCTTCACAGAAGTAATCAAATCGTGCTGTGTGATCTTCTTCATGAGCATAGTTTCCTTCCTCACGGATCTCCCATTCAATATCAGAACAACGTGCCCTGGTATCATCGATGAAGTATTCTAGCGTATCAATCAAGCTCATTGATAATCCTCCTCGTCAAAAGTAAAGTATTCGTAGATAGAAGACATCACTGCCTCCTCAATGTGCTCTATTATAGCACCTTCAGTAGGATTCTCTACATGTTTGTGTGCTCGTGCATACCCACGACGCACACCTTCTTCAATCGCCATCTCAAGAATGACACGCATTTTAGGTTTCATAATGCCTCAATTTCATCAGCAATTTGTAGCATTTCCTGTTTCCAGGCAGTAAATGGGTGACTGGGATTGTGTGGGAGGATTTGATGTGCCGTCTCACGAATAAGGTGTGCGATAGCATATTTCCTATCATAGCAGTTTTTGTTTCTCATACTTGCCCACTTTCTATCATAGGACTTCATAATCTGCTGGGCTTTAGTCATAATACTTCCCATTCAGTTTCCCAATGGCAGTCTTCACTTACATTGACCCAGAAGAAGTATTTCTGGTTTTCACTAGCAAGAAACAACATACCATCTCCTTTGTCTTGCTCAACAACACAGATAGGATTACCATCCATAGAGTTAGCAAGACGGTTCTTTGCCTTGCTAGATTTAGGTTTTACAGTGACTCTTCGCATTGTTCCTCATCAGTCAGGACAGTTCCCATAGGACCTTTCTTAAGTCGTTCCCACTCTTCTTCTGCTTGCTGCATATCATCAAACTTCGTTTTTAGGTCTTCACCCAAAGTCAGTTCAAACTCATCAGCAACCTTACGCATATCTTCGTAACTTCTTTCCTCACTAAATGCAACACTACAAGCACCTTTCATAATGTTGATGTCATTATGACCCATTGCACGGGCAACAGTTGCGAAGAAACGAAACAGTTGATGAACATTAAGGTCTTCAGCAGGAACCTGAAAAGTATAATGCTCTTCAGGAAGCATACTAAGATCATATCCACTACTATAAGAAGTGGAAGTCCATTCAGTATCAAACTTAACCTTGAGAGTTGCTTTGTAAGTCATTGGTTTGTTGTGTATGAGAATATTATAGGGCAGGGTGGGGCAGAGTCAAGGGTGGGTGTGACAGTTTCAATACTGGTTTCTGGGAGATTCTTCATCTAATTTTTCCAAGTAACCAAAATTCCAAGTGCGTGAGAGAATATCAATATCAAATCCAAACTTATAAACCCAAAAAAGAATACTAAGAAGACCATTAGCTCCAGAACTAATTTGCAAATAAGGCCATCCAGCACTATCATTCCAACTTACAGACAATTGGATTAATGAATAGTTTTTAATGAACTTAGGAAAGTGTCTTCCAGTATTCAAAATTTGAACATACCAGTCATGTCCAAAGTCAACTCTGTGCTTAAATTTAATTAGTTTCATCGTCTTCTCCAAATAAATTTACATCAACACCATCAGTAAGTTCTTTTAATCGTTCAAAAAAGTCCTCATCCAGTGGATAAACCTTCTCTTTACCAGTCTCAACGTCATCTGCAAGTTGCATCAAATGTTCAAGAAATGCTTTTGGATAAACCTCATCTTCACCAAGAGTAACCCAAAACCATTCATAACATTCAGTAAAAGGATCATCATCATGAAGAAGAGTATAATCCTTATAGTTGTCTGTCATAAGGTCACTCCAAATGCGGAATGCTCCACGAATGCTTTGCCAACCAGTCATCCAGCAGTGTCCAATCCAATACTCCCACCAATTCAGGGTGAGTCTCTTATTATCTGTTCCCAGTACTCTATTGGTGAACATTCAATAACCTCTTGCTAGTTGAAATCGTTCTGTTTCTTGAACTACCTTCTCAATAATACCATATCTAAAATATAATTGACAACTAGGCCAAGGTGAATATTTGGAATCCCACATAGCAGGATAAACCTCCACAACACCATAATGATAAACTGGTCTCACTTTACCATGAATACCATTTGGAACCCATTTATAATTTAAATATAATCTTTTAGGATCATATTCATCATCACCCTCATTTATTTCTACAAAGTCGGCAGTATGAGAATCATCAATCAAAAACAATCTACCAACTGGATCAATCCAGTAATGATGCATTACACAATCTAGATCTTTTGTTTGTAATTCCTTTTGATAACCTGGACCAAGATCGTAAGAACTTTTAACTGTGTCAAACATTCCCATGATTATTCTCCTATTTTTGGATCCTCATTTAAGTAATATCCTCTCCAATCTGCTACCCTAATGCATTCATCAATATCCCATGCCAGTTTTTTATTTGCAGATGTAGAGTTACGTGCTTTATACACAATACCAGTCTTCATGTCAACAAAACAATGTGTTTTTGGAGTATCAGTATCAGTTAATTGTAAGATTCGATAATATTTTCTATTGTCATCATCTATAACAAAAGAACCAATATCCAAGTTATTATCAAGTTCTCTTCTTTTATACTTAATCTCTACTGTTTCACCCTCTTCCAACTCTCTTCTACTTAAAATATAACGAGTCTCTCTAAAATAGTCTTCAGTTAATCTAAGACAAAGCAGACCAGTTTTAAGGAGAATCGTGCTTTTAACACGTTCTTTTTCTTCCAGTCTGCTCTTATAATCCGACTCTATATCTTCCTTTGTTTTTACACCTTTGTTGTATAATTCAAGTAAATCAGAATCCATTTTAGCTGAGATAAGATATATTATCTATAATCTTATGCTCCCATCTCCCTCATACTACGAACAAGATACTTAGTAAACTGCTCCATTTTTTCTGGGTGAACTGTTGCTGGATTGGTGTTAATTGCATCCCTAAGGGCGATCATCTCCTGCCATTCATCATCAGTGAGTTTGCTGCTTGAATTGGTGGAAATTGTCATTATGGATTGCTCCTGTGAATTGTCAGCATATTCTAACATTATTTAATCATAAAGTGTGATTCCTTAATATTGTTTTTAGAGTGTTGTAACAAAACTTTACGAACCAAACGGACCCCAAGTTCCTTTGTCTCCCTCCGCTCTCTGTTCCAGTTTGTCCAAAAGACCATCAAAGCTCATGATATGGTCAATATCCAAAATCAGCTTTGAGATTGCGTTGCAAACCACAGGACGTTCCTGACGAGCAGCATAGGACAAAGCATTACGAAGAGAAGATTCTGCTTCCTTCAGACTTGTTTCAACAGATTGAGACAGTGCCATCGAATAAAATAACAACTATTGACAATATACCAGCAAGCGCAATTGTTGTCAAGTGAACCAGGTGACAATTGAGTATCGTGTTCCTTTAATAACAGGCATAACCTCATGAGGATACATGAAGTTGGATGGGAATACAACAACAGAACCTGGTCTTGTTCTAATTTGCATCTCTCTATCAAAGAATGCAAACTCACCACCAATATAATCATCATTCAAATTAAATGACATAGACACCGTTCTAGGTTGTGTCTTAAAGTTATCAGTGTGCTGAATATAATACCCACCCTCTTGATATCTTAAAAGGTCATATCCACTATCAGACTGTAAAAAACAATCAGGAAAGTCTGCAATATACTTTTTTGCAGCAAGTGCAGATTTATTAAAAAGAATATCATCTATTCTCTTTCTAATATCTTGATTGGCATCAATTACATGACCCAGAGATATATTAATAATATCACAATTTCTGACTGAAGTATTTTGATTACCACTCACACCAATTTCTGACGTTCTCCACTCCACTGCATTCTTATATTCTCCTATGATGAAGTCACATTCTTCTTTTGTAAGAATATCATCATAGATTTTAATATAACTTGCAACTCTATTCAAACTTTTAGACACAGTAACTTTATTCTCAACTGATTTAATAGTATCATTGGTTATTTTGCGGTCTTTATCAAAGTAACTAGCAAAATAAGGTCCACGACTTCTTACATAATGTAAGAACACCTGATTACAATATGTTCCTTTGAATGGTTCTCTCCAATGAAGACCTTCCATACCCAAGTAAAGCATTGCATCACCTGGATTTAAAACTACCTCTTTCTTTATCTTTTTAGGAGTCTCAATCCATATTGCCCATGGTTCATCGCAATCTAAATTAACAGTCAATGATATCTCACACTGACACTTATCAACATGAGGCTTTAATTCATTGCCATGTTGATATATTCTTGCATAAGAATATGTTGGAACCACAGTCTCTCCAATTAACTGAGATACTGTGGTTGTTTTTTCACACAACAATTCAACAAAAGAAATGTGATCATACTTACTTTTACAATCAGATACTTGAGGATCTTCTTTTAGATCATAAGTATCTGCATATTGTTTAAAATCTTCTGCTAATTGCTTTGCTTTGTCTGATGATATAAAGTTAGGAACAACCAGATAGTTGTCTTCAAATAATTTAGAAATCATTTAGCAGCGGAATCCTCCTCATTTTCAACTTCTTCAATCAGTTCTTCAATTTCATTTACAACTTGCTCAGTTGGATCTTCCTCAAACAACAGTTCAAGATTAAACTCACTATCCAATACACTTAAATCAATGTTGTTAAAGTTTTCAATAACATTTCGATTGCCCAAATCTGGATTGCTCAATAACATTTCTTCAGATATGGTTGTATCATCAAAGAATGATTCGTCAATAGACTCATCAAACAGCGATGGATCAACATTACCATCAAAGATAGTTAAATTATCATATCCCGCTTCAACTTGGAATGCATTCTTACTTTCCTCAATATTATCCTGCATCACACCAGCGGAATAGAACAGATTCTCGTGAGATTCTGCAACTCTTTGATGCACTTTTTGCATCTGAGCATCATGATCTTCTTTGATAGTTTCAATCGTCTTCTCATGACGTTGTTGCATCTTTTCCATCTGCTCTTCCAGTTCTCTCATAGCATCCTGCCATGAAATTGCTTTTCTAGCGTCTTCCTCTTCTTTCTTCCTTTTAGTATCCATTTGACGCTCATATTCAGCATCAAAATGATTTACATACTTTTGAACATCAGCAAGAGTGCATGGAGTGTTTGGAACAGGAGAATCATATTCAATCCATCCATCACCATCCTCAGTCCCATTATCTTTCCATTGAATAGCCCAAAGATGTTCTATATCTGCAAATGGCCAATTATTTTCATCGAAGAAAATACCTATGCCATCAATACCAATGTATCGATCCTGTTCAATTAATGTAAATTTTTTCATTCTTCTGTTACCTCTTGAACGTTAGCAGTTAGAACTTTATTCTCTCTTGCATGTTGCAGCATTTGAGCAGCAGCGGACAAAACATTAATATTACTTTCATTTGCTTTTACCATCTCATTTCTAAACGATTCTACCGCTGCACCAGTCGAACGTTGTTGTTGAGAATTTTCAATCATTAACATTGGTAACCAATTAATAGCACATGCCCATTCATCCACTGGTTCACCTGTATTTGGATTAGTTCCTCTAATTTGGGTATACCAAGAGCATTCAAGACCTTTACAATCGGATTGAATAAGAGGACAAAAGTTTCCAGGTTTGATTTGAGCCATGATTAAATCAAAATAGTAATTGTATTATAACATATTTAGTTTAATGAGCAAATGATGGTGTCTATGTATTGCACCGACAAATCCAATCCAAAAGTTCTTGTCTCATTCATGGTTGCAGATCCACTAAAGGGGTGTGTATGAGAACCACCACCAGTGTTTTCTATCATTTGACCTGTAGCTGTACTACCAAAAACAAGTCTACCACCAGTATTACTAAAAGGTGTAGCACCAGATCCTCCTGGTGATCCAGTGAGTCCAAAGTGAACGTGATCTGGTAATTGGGATAAAGATAATGTTGTATCGCCAACGTTTTGTCCAAGTCCAGAGACAACTTGAACTGGAAATGTATTATTAACATTTACAGATAAATTACCAGCTGCTGATGACAACACTGTTGTAAAATTTGTTGTTCCTCCAGATCCACCACCTGTTCCAGAAACAACCCTTAATGCTTTATTATTTTGAGTAGCAATTTTAGTCCATCCCGTTGGTGCTGCCGACTGATAAAAGACTTTTACAGTACCAGCAGGATACAACCAATAAAAACTATTAATAGAATTTGCAGTATCTGCAATATCAAACAAAATGCCAGTAGAAGTTAGTCTTGCCATATTAATTAAAAGAGCAGAGAATAACGTCGATATACTGTAGTCTCAGGTCAATTGTTCCACTACCAGTTGCAGTAAAATTTATATTACCACTGAATGGGTGATTATGTGATCCTCCAATTCCCCCAGGAGACACAACTCCACCAGTATTATTTGTTCCACTTACCAAAAAACTAGATCCTCCACTAGCAGCATTTGCGCTTCCACCAGTAAGAGAGTTATGAGTATGATTCGGTATTTGTGAAGTTGTTAATGTTGTATCTCCAACAGTTCCACTAACAGGAACATTTGCATTAAAATTAACACTAACTGGAGAAGTGCTACTTGGAAATACTGTACTAAATGATAATCCACCAGCACCAGATACTCCACCAAATCCAAAATCACCACCAGTTCCAGACACAACTCTCAGTGCTTTATCATTATGAGTGGTAACTTGTGTCCATCCAGTTGGTGCTGAGGATTGAAAAAATACCGATACTGTTCCTTGTGCCAAAACTCCATACTTTGAATTTAATGAAGTTCCGTCATCAAAGGTTAAACCAGTAGCGGTTAATGTTGCTGCCATCTTACAATAATATTTCTTTTATTTACTTATTTATCCTTTATCCAAAATCCATCTGCAGTCATTGTCCAACCCTCAGCAATCATATCATCATAAGTCATTGGAGGAAGTTTTTTCATAATAAATGAACCATCTCCATTGTCAACCCATTCTACATTGTCACCCTCTTTTAAGTTGGCAGCATCAAGCAGATCATCTGGGAGACTAATAAAATATTCTTCATGAACCTTCTCAACTTCTAAAGTCCAGGTCTTTTTAGGTTCAGATGCCTGATTAAATTCTCTTTCTCTAATAGTCTCTCCTTTATCAGGAGACTCATAAATTTTTGTCATGATTACTTGTAAATAAAAGGATCTTCTTTACTTAATTGCTTGGCCAATTTTTTACTTTTTTGATTTTCAAGATATTCTACAAATGTATTGAATATCTTCTTAACATATTTAATCATAAACTGAAGGTGTTGTAAATCTTTTGTGCGATTAATTTGTTGGATTCAATACCAGGATGACTCATGTCCCTAGCATAATCCTCGGGTATAGGATGAAACAAATCACATCCTAATATTTTTGATGTTGTTGGAAATAATGAAAATTCATAATATTGACTCTTATTTTCCCATAAATTCCTAATTAACTCAACATTTACAAGATTAAAAGGAACCAAATGATCTACAAGTTTAGTATTATCACAATCAAGTTTTAATTCTACATGATTTCTTTGATACATCAAATATCTTGTAATACCTGGCATCCCATAAATGACACATTTTGGAGAACCATACTTTTTATAAAGCATTAAAGAATTATGTAAGGCAAATTGTATAGATGACCCACCCATTCCCAAATTAATTACAGGTGTTTTACAAAGTTTTTCTAAGACTGCAGGTATTGTATGTGAATCATCCACACCAGTCCCAAAGATATATGAGCAACCAAAAATAACTATAGAATCTTTCCAATTAATATCTTTAAATTCCTTCGCTCTATACCCATGCGAATTAAGAGTATATTTTATTTGATTGCGTCGATAATACCAATTTAATGGTTGTATTTTTAAATTATTTTGATAATTATTATAATCATCTGATCCAAAAAAATCCCAAGATCCAGATATATCATCACCTTTCCATTTGAATTGTTCAAAATTTTGAACTGTTATGTTTGGAAGAGGAATAAAATCAGAAGAATTGATAGATCTTATGATATTGGGATTAACCTTCACTGTTCTTTAGCGTATTGCTTTTTTGCTCTTTTAAGTTCTTTTAATTCTGCCTTAATTTCTTTATATGCAGATTGACCATCAATTTTACCACCCATTTCCATAGCAATGATAACATCAACACGAGTTCCGAAATGAGCAAGTGCTTTTTCAAAATCATCAAGTTCGTACATTACTTGTCTCCCAAAGAATAATCATTCATACTATATATTGGTGGGCAATGAGCATCGATTTGTGCTTGAAGTCTATTCTCCATCTCATAGAGAGCATTTGTTGTCTCTACGTTTTCCCGTTCAAGTCTCTCCAATCTTGTTTCCAAAGACTGGATAAGGTCAAGTAAAGTAAACTTACTTCCAACAAAGTTGTCAGCACAATCTACAATCACTTTCTTCTCTTTGTCTGATGCAAAGAACCAGTCAACAAATCTTTTAATCATCATAAAACACCTACCGATTTTAAATAACGTCTATATGCAGCGAATCTACCTAAAGATGGTTGCCCAACAACGTTTAATTGATGACATATCTCACAATACATCAACCACTCATACCAAGGAGTTGTTGGGTCTAATTCATGATATGGATATTCTTTAGAGTTTTCCATCTACATTACCTTCATAGGTTTTGGTCTAAGACCAACCTTCCTGCCGTCCTTTAAGATAAAAACGGGTTCCTGATATACATGACTTTTCAGTGAGAGCCGTGATAAGTCCGTTACCTTCTTTGTCTGTTGAATACCAGAGTCCATATTTTTTTGAATCAACGTAAAAGCAATCATCAATCAACTTCTTATCTTCTGTCATTTCTTTACAGGCTTTGGTTTCAGAACTTTATTCTCATTTACCTGAGTTACAGTATTATGAAGTTGCTTTAATGCTTCAATTGTTTCTGGAGTCTCTTCCCAACTCCAATCATTTGAATTTTTGTCAGAAAATGTGCGGATTGCCATGTCCTCTATAGCATCTCTTATTATGATAACACAGAATCACCCAATCTGCAACCCAGCAATTACCTTTTCTGCGGCAAATTGATTTGTCTTCTCTCCTGGATGTGCGGAATAATATCCAGACTTTTGCTTCCTCATATCTCTGGCAAAATCAATTTGATTTACAAAATTACATTGTAAAATCTGAGCGGTATCTGGGAATAAACTTAGTTCAAAATAATTAGTCCTATTCTTCCACATTTCTCTAAATGCTATGGCATTTAATTTTAATTGGATTATCGCATTATCCTTGTTTTCATTCCAATAATAACCAATTTTAAATCGATCATAATTCCAATTACCACAGTTCATAACTCTATCATTGGTGTAATATGGTAGTCTATATGGAGAGGTCCACAAACTTACAATTGCTCTTGGTGTTGGATATGATTCACTTAATAATGCAGCATTATGAAGAGTATATAGTGAAGACGACCCTGCAGCACCCAAATTAACTACAGGAATATTAAGTGCTTTCTGTATTTTATAGCATAATGTATCTTCCTCAGGCAACCCAACACCAAAAACGCAAGAATCTCCAAAAACTACAATCGATTTTGCCCAATTAATTTTATCAAATTCTTTTGTTCGATAACCAGCACTGTTAATATTATATTCAACGGTTTTTGTCCTAAATCTCCACTCTTTTGGAAGTTCTTTTAAATTTTTTTGATATAATACTTCACTATCTTGATCAAACCACTTGCAAACTCCAACAAGTAATTCTTTATTTGGAAGTAATAATTTATTATCAATTCTTTCAGTTAATTTTAATATTGTCATGAAAATATTTGAATATTGTAAAGTCTAGACCACTTATCACAATCTATTTCATCATTTAGTATTGGTTGTCCTTTAATATTTAAACTAGTATTCAATAGCATAGGATGTCCAGTTTTTTCCTTCCACTGATATAAAAGATTATAAAGTCTAGGAGCATCACTTTTTTTAACAGTCTGCAATCGACTTGTCCCATCAACATGCACGATCCCAGGAAACTTTTCTGGATACTTACATCTAACAGCATGTTGCATAAATGGACTCTCCACTAAATCATGATGCATATCAAAATAAGTATTTGCAAACTCTATTGGAACAACTGGAGAGAATGGTCTATAAGATTCTCTATTTTTTATCTTATTAACCTTATCTTTTATATTTGGATCCGTTGGATCTGCAATAAGACTTCTTGCTCCCAATGCCCTTGGTCCAAATTCTGCTCGACCTCGCGCAAGACCACAAACTTTATGTTCATACAAATAATTTACTATTTGAATATTTGTATGCTTATGTGGCAAATAATATCCAAGATATGGAGTAAATTTGATATGTTTCTTTTTATGTGCTAACACTGCACCAATCGCAGAACCACTATCTCCAGGTGCTGGCATTATCCACACGTTCTTAAAGTGGTTATATGCATGTCGATTAGCAACACAATTTAAAGCACATCCACCCATCAATACAAGATTATTAGTATGAACTAATTTTTTAGTCAATCTCAATGCATTATTAAAAAGTATTTCATATACTTCTTGAGTAGCAGCTGCAATATCTTCTTTAGATTCTTCTGGTCTCCAATTCTTACATCCACGATGTAAATTGACCTTACATTTAAAATCATCAGTTATAAAATCATCAAAGATAGCATCTTTTAACTTGCTCTTATCACCTAAAGCAGATAATGCCATTAAGATATATTCTTCTTCATTAGGTTTTAATCCGCATCTTTGAGTCATTGCAGAATATAATAAACCAATACTATTTGGATATTTTAATTCATATTTTAACTTTAAGTCTTTACCAGATGCTTCCCAAATTGTAAGTGTTTGGAATTCACCAATAGCATCAATAACAAGAACAGCAGCATGTTTAAATTTACTGGTAAAATAACCACCACATGCATGTGTATAGTGGTGGTTAAAGAATTTATGTTCACATTCGTAATATCTCTCAAAATTATTAACAAATGGTCCTTGACCAGCATAAATTTGCCTCATCCTCTTTTTTAGAGGATTCTCATACCAGCAGATTAATTCTGGTTTTCCATATCTCAAAGCATAATTTAACAATGAGTCCGATATATATGGGTCATTTTTAATTTTACTAAATCGTTCACTCTCACTGGCGAATACCAATTTGTCTTTTACAAATACTGACATAGCAGCATTATGACTATTAGATGATATTCCCCATGTTATCATATCTTTTCTCCCAATAACTTACTGGTAGTGTTGGATCTTCTTTTACAAAATTTTTAACCTTATTTGCGGGACACATTGAACAATATGATTCATCTTCTCTACCTAAAAATTCTTCCAATTCATCGTCTGTGCAACTTACATCTAATGGAGCATATTTTAAATATGGTTCCCATTTAGCACTAAGATTATATTTTTTAGATTGCATTGGCAAATATGCTAATGCTGGGCACTTCCAAAGTTTATTTTCATGCAACTGAATAGCATGTTTAGAGATACAAATTTCCCAACTTTTACGAGAATTATTATCCTCGTAAGGAATCATGTTTGAACCGAACCCTTTATATTGTGGAGTCCAATGTTCGTTAGTATAATCCCAAAATTCAACATGAACTCCAAGATCATGCTTCCACTGTTTGGCAAGATTATATCCCGTTTTAAACTTTTTTACGTAGTCCTTATGTGTTGTACTATGAATTGATATTGCAAGATTAGTTTGAGTCGCAATCAAAGCTTTTGGTAACTTGGGATGTAAGTGCAAAAAACTAGCATTTGAAACTAAATCAATTTGAGTATATGGATCTGGATATATCATCCTCACCAAATATACAAGATCGACCAATTCTTTATTAAGAGTTGGTTCTCCACCAAGTATAACAAATGTTTTAGGTTTGACTCTTTGACCCCAAATATATAGCCATTCTTTTGCAGTTTCTAGATTTAGTGTGCCAGAGTGTCCATGATTAGAGTAATGAGAGCATCCCTCACATGAAAAATTACATGCATGAGTAACATGCAGTTCTATCTGTTTGGTATCAAACTGTTTCATCTTTAGGATGAGAATGATAATTAAAATTAATTAATAAGCGTGTGGTTGAATTTGTACACGTAGTTGCAGTGTGTTTTAAATTACAATCGAATTTGCAGAATCTATTTGCAACACTTTTAACTTTTGTTCCATTTTCAAACAAAGTATATCCATCATTTGAATTTATATAATAAATTCCTGTTGTTAAATGTCCCCTAAAATCACAGTGAAATCCATTAGTAAAAACCTTTAGTTGTTCAGTCATTATCATACAATTTGCCTTAATTCTAGCAATTGCTGACATGTTTTCTTTTTGTATAATGGGTCGCATCAAATCAAAAGATGGACTTAAAATAGTATGTGAGGCAAAAATTAATTGTGTAAAGTGAAACCAATTATCTTCATCACCCAACATACTACATCCAGGGAAAAAAGTCCATGTACAAGAATTTGCGGTATCTCCCTTATCTAAGGCACCAGTAAAGTAATCATAAATTAATTGATGTTCTCTTTTGTGGAGATAATTATCAATAACTTCTATATTATTCATCAATGTATCCTGTCTCTTTTAACATCTCTACTGCTTCATCAAAAGACTTATAAAGAATTTGTAAACAAATTGCTTTACGATCAGGGAGTCCTGCTTCCATAGGATAGACCGAGTGTGGTTTAGATACATCAAGGAGATATGCATCTCCAGGGTGTGCCATAAATCTTACAGATTTTTTTAGATGACCTTCATGGAAGATTGCACCATCTGTTTGATTTGCAATTTTAGTTGTGGACGCTTCCTCTTGTGGATAATAAAATTGAGTTACACATCTATCTGTCTTAATATAAAAGTTGATGATTGCCTCAATGTTACTATCAGTATGAGGAGGAATCTTATAATTCAATTCCATCAAAGATAGTGTGCAGTTGTCCCTATAAGATTCTGGAATTACCTCAAGAAGACCGCTTTCATCTTTAGTGTTGATATATGAATATTTAATTCCAGCAAATCCAAATGGAGTATCCATTCCATATTCAATTTTTTTACCAGTTTTAAGATAGGAACCTACAAAAAATTGTCTATTTAATTTACGAAAAAACATTTAAAATCTCCTAGTCAGCGTAAGAATATTCTTTCCATTCAGGCACGTTACAATTTGCCAAATCAAATGCAACTTTATTCCAAGGTGCTCGTGGTTGACGAACTAATCTCATATTAGTATGTTCTAATAGTCTATTCCCCTTTTTAGTATTGCATGTAGAACATGCAACAACTAAATTTTCCCAATTATCCTCACCACCTTTACTACGGGGAAGAACATGATCTATAGTTAATCTATGCGTTGATCCACAATATTGGCAGGTATTACGATCTCTTTTATAAATCATTGATCTTGATGGTCGGCACCTGGCAGCATAATTAATCGGGACTTTAATATAACTCAGTAATCTAATTACTCTTTCAGATATGACTTGAACCTTTTCCTTTAAAACTAAAATAACCGCCCTCTTCCAATTAGTAAAATTGATTGGTTCATAACTTGAATTGAGAACAAGAATAGTTTGGTTTGGTTTAATCTTTAAATGTTCCATACTTAGTCATAAACATTTTGCTCTTGCTGTATTCTGTCTAAGTGATGATAAATTGTCTCCTTAGAATATTGAAATTCATCAAATCTTTTTGGATTATACTTTTCCATCTTATGAAGCATATTGATCCAATCATATCGTTTATCAACAACCCAACCATAACGACGTTCGTCGTGCATAATATCAAAAATAGAAAGCATCAGAACCAATACTAATTATATCACCTCATCATTCTATCTGATAAATCTAAATTATGCAATATCTCGTTGATGGTTCCCTTACAATCTTTGTTAATTTCCATTACTTCAGACTTTTTTCTTTGCCATCTGATTTCGGGTATGATTGTGGGATGTTGTTTTAACCATAGATAATCATCTTCGGTCAACTCAGATATTTTCCCCTTATTGATTTTAGTCAAAATACTTGCGTATTGTATTTTATCTGCTGCGTTCATATGCTTTTAACTTTGATGGGTGCATAAAATCAACCACAATAACACAACGATAATACTTTTGTGCAACCACTGGTGGTGGCATCACTGGTTGGTGATTTATATGAGAATGATGAATCAAAAGAGAATTCTCATCACCAGGAATAATTATCTCTCTATCCTTGTTTTCTATTAAAGTTCCATATATTCTGGATGGATTCTTAAGATAATATATCATACCCAAATCAAAGTGCTCATGACTGTGACTATTCCCATAATTGATGTATAACTCGTGAGTATAATTCTCTTCACTCACTCCCTTCATTCTCTTCGCCCAGTATGATTGAACATGATATTCTTTGATCCTGGGATTGTTGGTTATCTCCGCATAGTTATACAAATGAGACTTAACTAATTTAAAAAAATTAGTCCAACTAGTCTTATACCATAATTTTCGATCTTGAAGTCTATTTGTTGCTTCTACACTGGAATCCCACTTATCATCACATACTTCAAGTTCATTATCAATCTCTTTTAATAAATTAGATTGATCATATTTACTTAGCATATTATAAGCCCTGTAAATTGTATTGCCACAGAAATCAAAGTGCTCTACGTTTCGGGGATCTTCTGGATATTCCACAAACTCTTCAGGTATCATACAACTTTTTCCAATGACTTAGAGGTAGGAGAGGATTCTCAGGAGTAAAGTATTCTTCTTTTGCGGGGCACATTGAACAAAAAGATTCTTCCTTTTTAGTGAAAAATTGCTTTAGTTCATCTTTACTACAGGTATGATCTAAAGGAACATATTTTAAATATGGATCCCATTTTTCAGACAAATTATACTTTTGTGCCTGCATTGGTAAGTATGCAAGTGCTGGACACTTCCAAAGTTTTCCCTCATGTAATTGAACACACAATTTAGAGACACAGCACTTCCAACTGGATTTCGGATCATTGTCTTCAAATGGTTCCATTTTATCACCGAAACCCTTATATTGCCTAATCCAATGTATAATTGATGGTCGTATTTCTACAGGAGCACCTTTTGTAATCCACTCTTTCATTAACGCATATACAGACTCAAATTTTTCTCTGTATTGAAGATCACCATCAGAGTGAACAGATACTCCGAGAATAGTATTTGTTCTCTTTAAAGCCTTCCACAAATGTGGATGTTTATGTAAATGAAATCCATTAGAAATAACTTCTGTATAAGAGTTAGGCCACATCTCCCTAGCAAGATATACGAATTCCGTCAGATCTGGATGTAATGCTGGTTCGCCACCCATTAAAGTAAATCTCATCGGAAGAATTTTATCATTCCAATTACTCATCCACTTTGCAGCTTCCTCTAAAGTAATAGATCCAGAGTGCCCCTGATTCATATAATGTGTACATCCCTCACAAGTTAAATTGCAAGAGTGAGTAACATGTAATTGTATCTCGTGAGGTACTTTTAACATATCAATTAAATTCTTCTATTCTTCGTTTATCCAAATATGTAAGTATTTCTTGTCTCCAATCCATCAACTCATAATAACACTGTTGCTCATGAGCAACTTCACGCAACTCATGATCTGGTTTTAAGACGCTTTCATAAAAAAGATTAAATGCATCGCGTCTTTTTTGTTGTTTTTCCATAATTTTTTAGTTAATTTTTAATCCACCAACAAGAACTCTTTTAGATTTAGAGTATGCTGCTGAATGTGGTATGTTTGAAGGAAATAGCAATACTTTATTTCTTTCAGGAGTAACTTTATATTCACCTTCAGTTGTATGAAGGATGGTTTCTCCATCATTACAAGAATTCAAGTAAAGTATAAAACTATAATCTTCATTATGATCATGTTTATGTACGTGCATTCTACCACCATTTTCGTAATTAATCATATGAACGTAAAAATACTTTAATTGTCTATTTGAAAAATCCTCACATAACAAACGAAGTTTATCAATATAGTTATAAAAGATTTCCGTATCAATATAATTCAAAAGATTTAAAGTATAAAAACAGTTTCCAATCAAAGAACTCTGCTTCTCATCTCTAAAAACTTCTGGATAATTAGAAACAAATTCAAGTAGAAGATTAAAGTAATTACTTACTTCATCCTCTACTAAAAATTCATTCATCTTCAACTTGATCAAACTCTTCAATTGCTGATACTGGAACCTCGTGCTCATTGGCAACAAGATACCAATGTTCTCCATCACGAACTCCCAAATATTTCATTTGTTCTTCATCAAAATACTTTTCGCGCATTGCTGCTTGAATCTTTAGATGTATCAGTTCAGATTGTGAAATTTTCATCAGCATAAACCTCTTTATATTTTTCAATCAGACGATCTCTCATATCATGATATGGAGTTACTGCCATATCATATTCATCCCCAAAGTTCCAATCTTCAGCATATCTGATTGCACAGATAGCAGCTTGAATCATCGTCTTGAGTCCTTCTTTGTCAACTGTAATTTTAACCAGAGCAGTTGGATCTGAGATTGGTTCCATTTTCATTTTTCGATCCTCCAGTTTGGATCAGATACTTTATTTACCCAAAAATAGCACGTTTTATTCAAAGATTCAACATAGTAGCGATCATCATCTTCATTTTTAACTCTGCAAGAATGGAACCGTAGCATATCAAGAGTAAACTGAGATTTTGCTTCCTTACTGATTGGAGATAAGCAAATAAATTTTGTTTTCATTTTACAAATACCGTTCCAGATTGAGGTTGTGTTCGATGTTTTTTAATATAATTGTGTGCAGATTGAACAGTTCTACAAACATCCAATTGCTGCCCATTGTAAATAATCATCAATTGATTGCCAAATGGAACAGCAGCGTATCCATCGTCAGTAATAAATCCTTCTTTCATCGTTTAATAGTAGCAATAGCAGGTTGACCTTCAACAAACACGGTGTCCACAACGTTTTGTAGACGCTTGACCGTGGCAATACCCACGTTGCTGTAAACAGGAACATGGACAAGACCAAAGGACTTAGTGTAATCCTGGAGTTTACCAGGAGTAAGAGTGCCTTGTTGAATACGCTTTACGTCATCAAGATGAAGACGAATAACACGACCAACAGACTGACACATCTCAATGACGTTCATCTGACGCATAAGCACCAGAGAAGTCAAACCAGGGACAGAGATACCTTCACTCAGAATAGAATAGTGCAGAACAATGAACTTTTTGTCAGGGTCAGCACCAAACTCTTTGATGAGTTGGAAGAAGTGCTCACGAGTAATCTTCTGATCATTCAAGAATGCACCATGCTTGCTGGTGATCCAAAGGAGATCATATCCCATGGACTGAACTTCCTTCATGAAGTCAGTCTCAGCAAGCATACGGATCATCACCTTGGTGTTAGGAGCAGCAATCAGAACCTTCTCCATGTGGTCTTCATTGTAAATAGTGTCCAGAAGGGTCATACAGTCCCTCTCTGCTGCTTCCTCGCCCTTCAGACGGATGCTGCCAACGTTGATGGCATTGATCTTGGGAGGAAGAATGGAACCGTTATTAACCAGGCGTGGAGCAGGAACATTGTAGATAATGCCACCATACACATCAGTGTCGTTCATTCCAGGTTTGGAAGCAGTGGCAGAATACTTAGGAGTAGCAGTGAAGAAATAACTGCGGTTAGCAGCAGAAGAGAAATACTTGACGAAAGGATAAAAACTTTTTTTGACTGAATTGTGCGCTTCATCATAGTAAATCGTATCTACAGCAATGTTTGCCTCCTGAATGCGATGCAAAGACTGATAGGTAGTAAAGATCAACTTGTTACCTTTGGTGTGATAGCACCAGGAGAAGATTTGATTTGGTTTAGTCGTTGTAAAATAGGGAAGATCGGCATTAGAGTGAACATGCATAATCGATGCATTAGTAATATGCTCAGCAAACTCGGCAGACAACTGACGAGCGAGCATCAACCTAGGTGCAACGACCACGATAGTCTTATCGCCAGACATGAACTGACGAACAGCATCCATGATCGCCACCAGGGACTTACCACCGCCAGTGGGGATTACGATCATCCCCTTGAGGATGCGCTCCATGATGGCAAGTGCTTCGGACTGGTGAGGACGGAGTTGCATGGGTGTCATAACGATAGGAATATTATACAGCAAAAATTACCGACCAACCTCTGATGAGTGGTCAGTTCAAGAATTGGTCAATGGTGATTGGGCCCATTGTACCATCAAATCGATAATGATACTCAAGGGCATTATAGCACACATAATGCGGGTGATCTGTTGGAACGTCAAGTCTACGACACAACTCTTTATGATTGTCTTCCATCAACTCCACAGCATATAACATATTATCGACAATATGTTGCTCTGAATGATACTTCCTAAGAGCTTTAAGTAGTTGAATTAAGAAGTTACCATCTCCAGCACAGTTATCAATAAAAGTAGAATTTGGATTCCTAAGAACTTCTTCTGGTATCTCAGCAATCATTTTATCAATCAACTCAGGAGGAGTAAAAACCTCCTGAGTCTTCTTAATCCGTTCGTCAGATCTATCTAATTTAGATCCATAAAGTTTATTGTGTTTATTTTTAGAGGACATTAATACGCTTCAGATAATCAACTTCTTCTCCAGTAAACCCAAACTGTTCAGACAGATTATTATAGTCTGTAATTTCAGGCACTTCACCATTTTTAATGGCAGCAGTGAATCCAGTGGTTTTTTTATAATTATCAATATAAAATTGAATGATTTTAAGATCAAAGATTTTGCTTAGACGATTTCCTTCTTCTTCAGAAGGGATAGGGCACCAACAATTAAGCATACCTACATGTCCATTAGAGATAAAAATACCTCCTTTCTTATAAGTGGAGGAGAATGGAACAATAAATTTCAATATATCCCCAGTTGTAGGAACTATATCAGTCCTCGCTATTTTTTTAGAAGTGTGAAATACTTCATATTTTCCGTCAGGGGTATGGTCTTCTTTGGCGATTGCTTGACCCATCTTCAAAGGAATCCGAGGATGATTTGAATTAGCAATTTTTAGAAGAATAGATTTTTTAAGAACATCATCACCAAACATAGGAACTCCATCACGAAGATCCCATTCAAACGTACCTTCTTTAGTAATTACAGTAGTTTTACCTTGATAAGGTTCATTGACAAGATGCCAACGACAAATAGATACTTTTTCAGTAAAATAATCATCTGCAGTATAATCAATCAGTTTAAGATTATAAACCGTAGAGAAGAGTTTAAGAAACTTTTTAAACTCTCCAGTGATGCCAAGAACAGAAGCAGGAGTTACCTCACACAGATCTCCACCAGGAGCAAGCAACTCAAGGTGTTGTTTAACAATTTTAGGCCAGAGTTTATTGTTCTTTGCCTTAGCGGCAGGATCATTATATGGGGGATTAGCAAGAATAGTAGTAAATTTCATATTCGGATGAGAATCAACCACTTTTACACGATTATCAATATATTTTACACGATTTCGATGACTATCGCAACTCTCCCAAACAGTAAGATCCTGAGAATCAATTCCACGCTCAAGAAGACGGGCAGTATGAGATCCGCTGGGATCACCAAACATATAAGTTTGAGACAAATCCTTACAGTCATCAATCATAGAATCCAAAAGATTTGTGGGGATATGCTTTTGAGTTTGTGAAGATACTGAAAATTCATTAATTGTATTAGATACAGAATCCCTCATACTTGTTTGAATGATATTAGAAACAACACCAATACGACGAGTAAGAGTTTGAACAATATGCGAATTTTGGCGAACGACTTCTTCTAAAATACCTTCATAATCACCAGTAACAAAAGGATAAATTTCAGAACCAATCACATCATTAATTGAATACACGTTTTGTCCATTACGGATAATGTAGAAAATAGTCAAAGGAATAGACTCAAGTAATGCCTTGACGGTTTGTTTCTTCAACTCATCAAAATCATCAATCTTTTTTACCCGTTCAATCTCCCGAACAATACAACTCTTGTTATTAGCACCTTGATCATTGAGTTGCGATTCCTTCATCATGGTAGTAATAGCAGACTTAATCTTCAAATTAAAATCATTAAGTTTAGTAAAATCCAAAGATTCCAGGATGCTAGTAATAGTAGAAATAGTTACTTCAGTGTCTGCAGAGAGGGCATCTTGAAGCATCTCTTTGGAAAGCAGTTGAAATCCATTGTTCCATTCATGAATATTAGTAAAATCAACCACGCTATATTGTGAAAGCGTTGGATTATTGTCACATGCAAGTTGAAAAGCCTCATGAATTACACGAAGACAACGTTGAGCATCAAAATCAATTACCCACCAATCATGGTCACCAGAACCACCACGAAAGGCAAACTGAGTCCAGAACTCAATTGAATCTCCTCCACGACAATTAATAACAGTATCAATTTTTTTCGCGGTTAAACCAAGAACATTTGCAGATTGTGTAAGAATTAATGCTTTAGAATGTTCTTTCAAAAAACGATTGATATCATCTGGTCCATTTGTAGTATCGGATGTAACAACCAGAGCGGGGTAATAACAATTTACCAATTCTTGGAAAGCGTGACATGCTTTAACATTAGGCATTGCCATCATATGATAGGTTCCTTTAAAAAGACGTTCTCCAATGCGAATCTCCCGTTGAGGACCAAAATAATTATGAATAAACTCACGAACAAGAGACTCATAAAGGAACTTATCATCTTTCATGATAAAGATATTTTTCATCGCATCAGGATCATCACCAAACAATTCTTTATATGCAGAAGTTTGATATTTTGCAAAAGCAACATTCATTTTAGGACGTGGACGTTCAAATACTCCTTTTTGACTATCAAGTTGTTCATCAAAATAAGTATAAACAAACTTCTGGTCATCTTCAGGGAACATCCAAGAAACTTTATGAGCAGTACCAGAGATGTAACAAGTACGAGTATTAAGTGTATCACGAACCTTTATAAATTGAGAGGCGGTTCCACCAACATGACACTCATCAAAAGCAAGATAATCAACATTAGAAATCTTATCAAGACGCTTAATAATACTTTGAACTGTTCCCCAAAGAACAATATTAACATCGCGCTTCATCCAATATTCAAGTTGAACTTCCCAAGAAAGATCTTTAACAGAAATATACTTGATTGTAGGAAAGAACCGCTTAGAATCTTTCTTCCAAGATTCCTCAGGAGACTTTTGACGCGAACAAATTACCGAAAGTTTATAATTACTATCTACAATGTGCTTTAAAACCATCACTGATTTGCCAGCACGACATTTAGCAAAAAGAAGAAACTCTAGATATTTCTTTTGCTTCCATGCATTGGAAATTTTTTTCAAAAATTCATTCTGAAAAGGAAATGGGTTAAATATTTCATACTTTTGTACTTTATTAGAGAAGAATTTTTCTTGAACCATCTGAACAATCATATCAAGAGTATAAAGTTCAGGATCAAACTCAAAGGTCTCACTATTAGGACCGCCAAGCCTTTTAATTCCAGGAAGAGTATCAAAAAAAGAATGGATTACCTTATCATGACCACGGTCTTTACCATCTTTACGTGTTGATACCTTTTCCCACCATCCACATTGAACATATGCATCCTTGGTTTGAGCAAGAGTTTGCTTTGCTTTACCATAGTCACTGTCTTTATGGCGTTGTTCATAACTAAATTGAGTTTGACCACAATTAAATGAATTAACGCCGCTCTTAAGAGTGTCAATATAAATGTTGACCAGAGCCATGAATAGTATGCTTGTGAACTACTCAAGTATTATACACCATAAAAAAGGGGGGTTGTCAACCCCCCGTCCAATTCAAAGATTGTCCAGTCGTTCTTTGAGTTCGTTGATTTGCTGCTGCTGCTCCTTAATGGCTTCAATCAGAACCGCAACCATATTCTGGTATGCAACAGATTTAGTGCCATTAGGACCCTCATGCACCAGTTCTGGTAGGACCTTTTCAACTTCTTGTGCAATAACCCCAATCTCACGTTCAGTTTGACCAATACGGTTAAAGTATACACCTCTGAGATCAAGCACTTTGCTAAGTGCATTACTAATACCAACAATATTCTCCTTAAGTTTCTCATCAGAGTTTGCAGTAACTGTACCAGAGAACGTAGCATTACCAGCATTGTTGATCCTTAGTCTCTCTTGTGGTGCAGAAGGACCAGAACCCTGTGTACCAAAGATAAGAGCAAATTGACCTGAAGTTCCTTCAGATGCACCCTTGATGTATCCACGCTCTCCATCGTTACCAACATCTCTACCCTCAAACTTCAATCCACCATAGAAATATGATGCATTGAGAGCAAGGTCAGTTTGCTGGAATCTTAGATAATTACCATTAACATCACCAGTTGTATCAGCATTAGTTGTAATCAGAACATCATTTTGGAATGTTGAGATACCAATTACCTTTAAGGTATTAAGATTAACTTGTTGGTTAAACGTGCTGATACCAGTATTAACTAGGAATCCATTGGTAATGTTCCAAGTTAATGATTGTGCCCTAAACTCAACGTTATTCTCAAATAATGTTGGACCAGCAACATAAAGAGAATATCCAACTTTTGCTTGAGTGGTCTCAATACCCACATTTGTAATTGTGGAAATACCAACACCATCAAATACCCAAACGTCAGACACGTTGAATAGACCAGATCCATCTCCCTGGAATGTTCCACTCCACAGACCAACATAATAGTTGTCTGGTTCAGATTGAATAGGTCCAAATTTCTTCCAAGCATTATCATTAGTATAAACCCATCCAAGTTCTCCACCAGATGGTGGCTCTGCATCAAATACAACGTTACCAACGTTACCAGCAATTGCTGGTGTTGCAATTCCAATTGTGTATTCTCTAGCAATAATTTGATCACCTTGGACAAGCAAACTGTTTGCTTCAACAGAATCATTAATTGTTACTTTTTCATTGAATACTGCTGGACCATTAAATTCTGAGACAATATTATTGTCTTTGCCACCATCAACTTTAAGACCTCTGCTAACAGTTAATTGTTCAGTTAAATCAACATCAAAACCAATAGCTTCACTATTACTGGTGAGGTCTTCACCTCTTACCGTTGGAATTGGGGCATTGGTAATTAAATCCTGACCAGTTGCACCACTAGTAAACTTGGTTACTGTATAAGCATTACCCTTATCATCGAGTCCATTATAGAATGGAGTTCCACCATTATCAGATACAGACTGAGATAGAATTCTCTCAACACTTCTAAATTGTCTATCTTGTCTTTCTGGTAATGCCGTTGAGTAGTTACCAGGTCCAAAACCAAGATATTCAAAGGTATGTCCAGATGCACGAATGATAGAGTTTCTTCTAAATTCTACTGGTTTGAATCTAACTTTTCTAACAACCGCACCAACAACATGAGTTTGCTTCTGAGTTCCAAATAATCCACGGAAGACATCAATTGCAGTATTAGAAGTGATAGAATCACTAATACGCATAATCTCATTATCTACAATTAAATAATCACCAAGATCCCAACCCATGTGAGTTGCATTAGTTACCGTTAAGGTATTAATGGTAGGATCAGTTAAAGCAACATTTAATGTTGTCGTAATACCAGCATATTGATAAACAAGTCTTGAAGATGATGCTTCATCTGCAAAATCTATTGCACTGTTCTGAGCAGTAAATCCAATTGGGTAAACTAATCCAGATCCAGAAGCAATTGCTGTTGTTGTACCTACGCCAACATTTACTGCAAAACTTGTTACATTATAAACTTCCGAAATAGTAAATTCACCATTATAAATTCCTTGATTAAATCCACCGAATTTAATTCTATTTCCAACTAAGTATCCATGAGATTTGTTTGTAATTACACTAGCAATACCAGTAACATTATTATATGTAAGTGAGGAAATTCCTATAGACTCTCCAGTAACATAAGCAGTTACATCAGATAAAACAGTGGCATTTACATTGCTAAGACCATTGGTATTAATTCCAGTAATTTCTTGTATGCCAGTATACTGATACCTAGCGTAAATGGTTGACGATGACGATACTTGTATATTTTCATCATCACCTGTTGCAATACTTTGAATTCTGTAAACATTATTATAATCAGTAAATCTACTATCACGAATACCATCAATTTTAATTACGTCACCAACACTATTATGAATATTGAGTACGGTAACATATCCTGGGACCCACCCAGCAGTAGTAGCAACACCGACAACGGATAAAGTATTACCAATACCAAATGCAGAACCACCTTCTACAATTTTAATTGCTGATATTGATCCAGCAGAATCAATTTCGATGTTTGCAGTTGCATATTTACCAGCGGTAGATCCAGCAAATCCAACAAGTCTTGCGTTGTATAGGGTTTGAATACTTCCAGACCCATCACCATAATTTGATCCAGCACTAGTAATTCCAACTCTTGTGATAAAGTTTAAACCATGATCTTTTTGAGTTCTAATAGTATGTGCTGTTCCAGAACTTGATTGAATTTCAACAATTCCAAATCCAACAACAAAATCACGAATATTTTTATTAATAACCTCTTTAGTAATACTATTTTGTGGATTATTAATTTCTGTCAGACCCAGTGGTGATGGAAGAGCAAATGTTCTGGTTTGGTCTGGATCAGAATCTGGATTATCTCTATCAAGTTGTGGATATAGATTTTTGACTGGTTGAGAGAATCTAAGATTTTGGAATGGTGCAACTTGTGGTGATGATGATGAATCAAGGAGTGTTAGGTGATAAACACCATCTTTTGCATTTGGAACATATTCCTGAACTGTTTCCTTTCTATAAATGTAGAAGGTATTATTAAATTCTTTTCTTTCATACCTCGGAAGGTTTGTATTTCTTTGATCAATATTATTGGCAAACAAACCTGGGTTTGTTGTCATTCCAACGGTAAATTCTCTTCTATGAGATCTAGATACAACAGTATAGACTCCATTATATCCAGTATTAGCTAAACCAACAGTATTTGCGGTCGATACAACGTTAAAGATTTGAACCTTAGATCCAACTGACAGTTCATGTGGGACTTCAGTTGTAAAAGATGCTAATCCAACATTACCATCCCAATTTGCATTAGAAATAAATCTAGGATTCCTTAACTCAGAGGTATTTGATAAAACTACTGGAGCAATACTCTTAAATTTAGCAATCTCAGGATTAGTGAATCCAGAAGTAGTGCCAGATTCTTGCATGATAAATGCATCCTCTGGAGGTCTGCCAAGAACGGTAGAATCTCTTGGAATAACATATCTGACTTTATAAATTCTATCCTCAAGAGATCTGTTGTCAGGAGTTCTAGTAATAAATGTTTTTGGAGTTGCCCTACCTAAAGATGCGGTTCCCAATCCAACAATCGTGCTGTAGATTGAATTATTGCTAGCACTTACTGTAATAAACCATTGACCAATAGTACTATCATATTGGATGGGGTGTCCAACATCTCCAGACTTTTTATCAGATACTCTAGACTCAATTTGAAGAATACCACCCTTACTATTAACAGTAATGGCAGACAAACTTACAGTATCATTAAAGGTTTGTGCTAATTTAATTTGATCAGTATTAATTCCCGAAGTGATTGCATAATAAACTTGATTATGTCTTAATCCATCAGGAAGTTCACCATCATCACTCAAAATACGAACTGATTCACCATTAATAAATTGGTGTGGTTCAGTTGCGGTAAATATATTGGATGTAATACTATTAATACCAATAGCTGTTCTACCTACTGTAGATAATTTGGTGGCAGTTACCTCATAATTCCCAGTTCCTTGGGTATTTGGCATTACAATGACTGCTTCTTTAGTCACACCAACGTTACCAATGTTGATGACGACTTTTAACTTGTCTTGGTGTTTTGCGCCAATTCGATAACCTTCTAATACAGACTTAGGAGGAATATTTCCGTTAAACTCGTTATATAAGTAAAGTCTTGAAGTATTACCTACCGAAATAGTTTTTTCAACGTCGATAGGAGCAAACTCAATTGTTACCTCATTATTTTCAACTCGTTGTGGGGGTAAGATGTGAGTAAGATATCCAGTATCATCTCTTGGGAAAGCATCATTTCTGAATCCTCTACAAACAAGTGCCCTTGCACCAAAGTTTGAGTTAGAGTTTGTAATAGAATGGTCTCCACCAGATTCTGCAACAAAGTGATTTGCATAACCAATGGCAAACACAGATACCAACTGCAAGAAGGCATCGTTTGATGCTTTAATGTGAAAGTTTTCGTATGCTGGTTTGTATACTGCAGAAGAATTGGTATGAAGGTTTGCAATAGCAGTAGAATCCTCATAAACGCCAGACACTGCATTATATTTTACAAATGCATTATCGTCCTTCTGTAAACCAATGCCAGTAAACTGAGCAACAACCATGGATTTAAATCCATCAGCTTTGCTACCATCAGCATGAAGTCCACACATTCCGTAGACGGAACGTAGGGAACAGTTGAAGATATATGGAGAAGCAGAAGTAACGCTATCAACGACAATATTAAGAGTTGGTGCTCCAGATACAATTGCAGGAAGGGGATTTGAAGGAGCAGAGGATACTTCGTAAGTAATTCTGGTTGAACTTTCTACCGTTTTAATAACAAATGATCCATTATAACCGCCACTAGGAATACCCTCAATTCTAATTGGAGTATCTACATCTAGTCCACCAACAGATTCAACAATATCAACAGTAATTTTTTTACTTGAGACTGAACCATCTCCAGCCCTAATACTGGAAATTCCTACGTTTTGACCCTTAGAACCAACGATTCTAAATTCATCAATCTTTGATTGAACATCAAGAGAAGCACTTGGAAAGTCTGGACTAATATCTCTTCCACTAGAAGGACCATAAACTAATCCAATTTTTTGATAGTAAATATCAAGATCAGTTCTGGTTGTATTATAATTTAAATAAGTATCGTTAAATTTTACAGGATTAACGCCATCAGCATACTCAAAACAGGTTAACTTATGGTGAGAGAAGTTAGGAACAAACTTTGATGTTCCATAATCTTTATATACGTTTGAGTTTGGATCTGCATCAAAGAAGGTAAACTGATAGAAGTAACAAGTACCAGTTACACGGAATAAACAAGTAGAATCAACAGTATTATCTAAAGGACTTGGAACAAATCTTGGGCGAATCTTTGTTTTACGAAGATCCATACCAACGATTGATGTACCACGGGGAATGATAACTCCACCGTAGACAGAGTTCATCTTATAAAGATCATTTTCTGGCGAGTCAATATCAAAATCAGAATTTAAAGTAAATTCTGTAAGGTCATTAGAAGTTGCACCACCTCTAGTTAACCAGTTATTACCAGAGATTGGTGCATTATGTATTGGTATCCATCCTGGTCTATTATCGATGATATGTTCACCAGGATAAACAATGATAGTTGTTCTACTAAATCTATCATTATCAAATCCTTTTTGATATGAAAATCTTGCTGCTTCAATCAGCGCCCTTTGAATTGTTTTAAAAGGTCTAACTAATGAGTTACCTTGGTTTTCAATACTATCTGTAGAGTCTATACAGGAGGGATCGACGTATAGAATATCGCCTCTACTATTCTTCAAAAAATTATCTAAGCGACTAAGACCCATTTTATTACTCTAGGATGGCTATTATGATTTATTTATTCATACTAAAAACCATAATCAGAGGTTTATTTTCCTGCCAAAATATATTCTACAGTATTTGCAACATCCTTCATAGCATCTCTAAGATCTGGTCTTTGTCCCGATTCCTGCTTTATAATTGGTCTTGAATCATCGCATAATATCCATCTCCATTGCTGCATTTCTTTACAATACCACAGATTAATTTTCATTTACAGGACTACTCCAATCGTTAGTAAAAGATCTAAGATACTCTATTTTTTCTAGCATTTCTTGACTATCAAGAACAAATTCTTCATTAGCAAAATGAAGTTTGCAGTTGTATTCTAATGCAAGATTCATTATATAGGATCTCCTGAATTTGTCATCTGGTAAAGAGAAAATACTAAACAAAATGATATGGTCCAGATTAGTATACTTTATAGAATACTCCAAGAATGAGTGATTTCTTCCTTCATTATCTCCAGTTTGATGTGGGAACTTATATCCCATTCTAGAGCAATATTCTCTAACGGTTAATGTTTGAAAATATAAGTCAATATATTTGGTTTTAAATCCCTCATACTCAGCATAAGTTATAACATTTTCATGTGGAAGAATCTCAACTTTACGGGATTGAATATCAGTATCATGTAACCGTCTAAAATATGCTCCTGGCCATTTTCTATGTGGTTGACCATCTCTCAATAACAACCTAACGTCAATACTCATTCTGGTTTTACCAGTTCTATTTGGAATTCCACCATGAATATTCTCTTGAGTAAAAAGTAAGAATGTCCCTGGAGACATGCTTACTGGATAACATTCTTGAGCACAGACTTCTTCTAATTTTTCATGAGACCATTTTTCCTCCTCAGATCTACGAGTAATTTCCCTACTCTTATCAATTCCAATAATCTGAAGTGAATTAGTATCAAAAGTTTCTGTAAAAGGCAACCAAACAGTTCTCAATCCAAGTCCATTACCAACCCATCTACCTTGATGGAATGGGAGAACTGTTCCATTCTTATCTTGGTCTGGAATTGTTGCTCTGATGTTACCAAACTTTTGTATAAGAATATCTGTATCTAATTGAGGAACGACATACTCCTCCACCATTTTATCAAACAACACATAAAAATCAGTATCAACAAGATCTTTAGTTAGATGTTTTACTAGTTCACCAACAGAATGTGAAGGAACATGTTCATGAAGGTATTGAAGTTCTTTTACTTCTGGATAATACTTTTGAACTAAAGACAATAAAATATCCCCAAAAGGATATTTGTTCATATCATATTGGTTATGTGTAGCATCAAATATACTCATATCTATCTTTACTCTAAGCCCCCGACTGGATTTGAACCAGCGACCAACGGTTTACAAAACCGTTGCTCTACCACTGAGCTACAAGGGCATTAATAATCGTCTAATTCTGCTAAAACTTCTGGATTTTCTAACTCCATCTCAAAGAAGCATGGATGTGCTTCTTCCATTATTAAATATGCAGATGACCTGAATAAGTCTTCTGCAGTATATATGCGGTTATTGTTAGCTTCAATAACAACAGATGGATCTGCTTCTTCTTCTTCGGTTAAATCATCCCATGTAAACGGTATAGAATTAACGAAGTACATCACAACAACGTTTTTTATACTCTTTTCTGGAGAATGCCAACAATAAGCTTTGGTGAGTCTAAGCTTCATTCTCTACACCTTTTTTTATATTTAGTTTAAGGAAGGCGGAGAGTTATACTCAATCCCTTTATTATTCCTTCCAGTAGGGCGAGGGGGACTTGAACCCCCACAGGCAATGCCCGACAGATTTTAAGTCTGGTGTGTCTACCGATTCCACCACCGCCCCATAAGAACTTACTCTTAGTAAGTAGGTGGATGATACTTCAAATATTCCCTAAAAGTCATTTTCATTTCTTTTTGGGTCATTCCACAGTGTTTTGCTGCGGCAGGAAGTGTCATCATACAATTAAAAAGACCTTGGTTTGCTTCCTTGACATTCTCTGGAGTTGTCTTTACAGGCATTTTAATCAGGTCAGAATAAAGAGGTTTTTTTATCATGGTTATTTAATTTGCAAATCCCCAGTAAAGGGGAAGCGAATGACGGGGATCGAACCCGTGACACCAACTTGGAAGGATGGGATGTTACCGCTACACCACATTCGCGTGTGGGGTAATCAGAGAGAAGATCTAGGCTGAGACTTGGGCGACCCCTCAACTGATTACTCATATATTATACGAAGTTGCTTCTGGGTTGTCAACCCCCCCCCTACCAAGGTCCCCCATAAGCAGGGTTTGATGAGATTCCAATTGCTTCTTCAATATCAACAAGTTTTTCAATATTCTCTTGCTTTTGTCGGTTAAGTCCCCACACCTGCAATTCATAATCACCCTTTACTTCTTGTGCTGCGGTTGATGCTGTTGCTTGACTACCAGCGGTAGACCATGTTGAATTATATTGATTGATTAAAGAACTTACATTTACTGCTGGTCCAGTAATATCAAATACTTTACCAATTTCAGATCCACTAGATTGGAACAGTCTAGTGCTAACCCCAGCACCAAGGTTGGAGCTTGTCAGGACAACAAATCCTTCTCCAATAAATGGAAAATCTGAACTATAATCTCCTCCAGATACTTTGGGATAATCATACACTCTTGCCTGATCTGATGTTAAGGTCCCATATGCAATAATAACAGTTCCCAAACCAGAAATTCCAAGACTTGCTCCAGTAGCAGTTGCAACTCCAGATACTATACTCCCATATTGAGAGGTTATATTTGAAGTGCTAGCACCATATCTTGTAGTTGTTAATCCAGTATTTCCACCAATAGCAATAATCTGACTCTTTAAACTATTTGCGGAATTTATACTAGTAAGTGTTTGACTTGTCGCTTCCCTAGCAGGACCAGTAAATGAATCCCTCAAAGAACTAGCTATAGCAATTCTTGGTGGTAATTTTTGTTGTTGAAGCAGATACATCTGTCGATCTGCTTGCAACCTATCTATTACAATTCCCATAAATCATTATATGTGTTTTTTATATTTATTGTGAAAATTGCTCTATTATTAACTGGATACATGAGGAATTGGGAAGACCACTTCTCAAATATCCAGGAAAATATTATAAAAAAATATAACGCCGACGTTTATATCAGTTCATATAGTTACTCAGAACTTTACATGGGTTCTGGAATAATACAAATTGACACTAAAAAAGTCATAGAGGCATATAAACCAAAAGAATATCTTTTTAGAGATGTAGAGACATTGCCGCCATTTAACTTTAAAGATGATGGATTAGAAATTAGTGGTAGAGAATGGTCTTACAGAATATTAAGACAATGGTATACAAATTATCTCGGATTACGATTATTCGATCCTAGAGATTATAATACTGTCATTAAATGTAGATCCGATTTTTCAATTAGAAATTTTAAATTACAATTAGATCAAGATCTGGTTTTACCAGTATGGAAGGTTCATCCAGGTCCATGTAATCCAGAAGACTCTTATGTGGATTATTTTGCACATGGAAATGGATATTGGATGAAGAAATATCTCAAATTATATGAACGAACAAAAGAGATGCACGATAATGATTGGGGTGATGTCTCGCTAGGAGAGACTCTAATCAAATCATACATTGATAGGTATATTGGTTCCGAACATATCACATTAGATTATGATATGGATTGGAAAATGAGAGATGAACCTTGGATGTCTGAGGTTCAAAGCATTTATAAAAAATATGATCCTATTAAAGTTGTAACCACTGAGAAGGGTGAGTAGATCCTTGATGGTAGTCTGGATTAAATGGATTTAAAGTAACTCTAATGTCTCCAGGAATAACCAGTCTTTCTTCTTTTCTTTCAGCAAACTTTTGAGTAAAATGTCCAGTTTTACTCGGAAAAATTAAAACACTACCCTCAATAGGAGTAATACTATAAACATTACAATTATATCGGTTATACCCAGTAATTAAATTCTTTTGAATTGCTTCAGTAAACATATCACCAACACATTCATTGGGATTTTTTTCTTGGGCAATACAAAACTTATCGGATGTCTCACCTGTACTTACATAATAAACAAAACTCAGATCTGAAGCGTTATGATTGTGCGGTTTTACTGATGGGGTTTCATCATCTTTGTGATAACCAACCCAGGATTTAATGATATGATAATCTAATTTTGAGTGATCAACACTCAAATAATCAAAGTAATTATCAACATGAGTCCGAAGTTCTTGAAAGAATGGTTTGCATGACTCTTTTTGGTGTGCAAAAATTCTTCCAGAATATTCTGGACTCTCGTTCTGATACCCATCAAACCAATAGTCACGAAGTTCATCAAGATGATTTTTGATTTGTTCATGACACTCCACCATCCCCTGGTAAACAATCAGAGGGAACGCTTCATGTACTCGGTGCATCACTTACCGTTGATATTATATTCCCTATTATCTCCTGGATAGTCTGCTGGTGTCAAGCCCTGATATTCAGAAATATTCTTTGAAGTATCAATACGTTCACCATAGACTACGTAATCGCAGTTAATAGCAGTCCCTGCATTATTCTTAACGTAAATTTTATCACCCCATTCAATACGATCTACAAATAATTCTTGCCAATGTCCATTTGGAGTGAGATTGATAACAAGAGTCTCCATATCAACAAAGTCTTTCCAATAATCTGGAAGTTGAATATAGGACTGCTCTACCAATTTACCCTTTAGATACACATCTGCAGTTGGTCCTTCTAAACAAATATATCTAAGACGATGGTCTTTTTTAGTGGGATGCTGAATATCAAATGACTTTTTGGCATCCCAAATAGCAGATTTTGCATTCAAAGATCCAACCACAGCGGTTTTAACATCTTGTGCTTGAACAAGTGCATCTGCCTTAAGATTACCAACCTTAACATTATAGTGAATCCAAGGAGTACATGCTTCTGCTGGATAATCAGGATCTCCTGTAGTTGATTTTAAAATATAATCAAACTTAGCAGAAAAAGGTCCAGTAATACCCTCATCAAGACAGGTACTTTTATTAGTAAAATCTGCTACAAAAATATCTGCCATAATTAAATCCTCTTGGTATCATAATGAAATCCAGATACAGAATATTCATCATTATTGCCAGGATAATCTGCTGGTGTTGACCCTTCATATTCTGGAATCAACTTTTCTCCGTCTTTACGCTCACCAAAAACATGATAATGACAATTTATCGGTGTAGATGCATGAAGGTATACTTTATTATCTGAGATTTCTCTAACAATAATATTTTGATGCGTTCCTACTGGAGTAATTGAGACTGTAATACTATTAGAATCTACCAACTCTCTCCAGTATTCTGGAAGTTCAATTATGCTTTTATTTTGTAATTTACCCCTTATGTATACATCATTAGATGGCCCTTCTGGGCAAGTATGACGTAATCTCCAACCATCTTTTGTTGGGTGAGGAATATCAAAATTCTTTTTAGCGGAAAGGATATGTCCACCACAACGGGACATGACTTCACCTTGAGTAATTAGATTACCACCAACATTTACATTATTATTTGTATCAATAACTCCCAAAAATGCTGATGGTCCATCAACAGCTATTGAATAAGGATTATTGATTCCAGTGCATAATGCTCCAGGAATTAAAGGAGGAATTATTACATCTGAGTTCTCAAGTGGACCAACCATCAATGTGGCAGTAAGAAATGGTGGAATTGAACCAAAAATTCCTGGTCCTTCACAATAAAATCCACCTCTAGTTTGCAAGGGTCCTTTACCCAAAACTAAACTAGGATCACCACTACCACAATAAAAAGTCTTTTTTATCTCTAAATCAGGAACCTTCATCCTAAAATTCCTCCAGTTTTTTGTTGTGATTCAAATTTTGAGATCCCTTTAGATGGTTTCAAGGTTGTACAAGAATCAGCACAATCAATTAGTCCACCATAAAAATTAAGAGATCCGTTTCCTACTAATTCAAGTATCCCAGAGCATAAAAATTTGGCAACAGAATCAACATTTGCTTCAAAATTCTTTGTTGTCAACTTAATTTTTTCATTACCCTCAATGTTGACATATCCTGTTTTATTACCACTTCCATTGGCAAGAATGTCAATCATTTTTGCCTCTAATCTAATTCTGCCCAAAGGGGCAGATATTGAAATGTCACCATCGGAAGATCTTAACATAAATCCCATATTATCTACGGGTTTCATTCCACAATGTATCTGATAAACGCCTGGACAACGATTAATCGTACTGCCCTTCATTTTACCAGAAGATCCAAACATCAAATATTGTTCACATGGCATTCCATGTGGACCATTTCTTAATAAAACCCCTGCATAAGTATTATTAAGATTAACATGACCCAATTTTAAATGTCCGTAATTACTGCCCAGTTCTACTGGGTTATGGAGTTTTGGTTTTCCCATTAGTCAACTCCTCCTAGGGGTAACCATAATAAGATGGTGGAGATGGTGGTGGAGATGGTGGTGGAGATGGTGGTGGAGCTGGTGGTGGAGCTGGTGGTGGAGTTGGTGGTGTTGGTGTAGGGGTTGGCATAGGGGTTGGTGTAGGCGTTGGTGAAGGGGTTGGGGTAGGAGTTGGTGAAGGAGTTGGGGTAGGAGTTGGGGTAGGAGTTGGTGTAGGGGTTGGTGAAGGAGTTAGTGTAGGGGTTGGTGAAGGAGTTGGTGTAGGGGTTGGTGAAGGAATTACCATTGATGTTGGTGTTGGTGTTGGTATCGGCGTGGATGTAAAATCATCGATGGTCGCTATGGCAGTTTTTGATATTAATGACGTTCCAGTAGTGGATTGTGAAGGAGTATCGGGAGTACCTACACAATCTACGATTCTAATAACTTTAAACTTATCTTCATCAGTTAATTCACCTTCGGTATCATCACCAATTCTCCGCACACAAAAAACTGGAGCAATAATTGCATTATAACCTGTTTCAGATTTAATGTAAACTTCTGGTCTTTCTGTAAACCCATTACCAGAATTTATAATTCTAAGAGAAGCCACTGTACCAAAAGGTCCAAATTTTACTTCAACCTCAGCACCACCAAGATTGGGTTCAATAACAACTTGATCCCCTTCAGAATAGTTTAACCCATAATTGTCAATATACAAATCACACAAATATAGTAAAGCAGGATAACTACCAATATTAATTACTGGGAATGCATCGAATTCAGTTGCACCATTTACCCCTGTTCCAGGTATTCTAGTTATTCCCCTAACATTAGCAATTTGATCTTGAATTGGTTGATTAGCATCATTATCAGGACCAAATCCTGGAGTAACATTACCCCCTGGTCCAATTACAGGCAATCCACCCTCTAAAACTTGACGATCTTCGGGTCTAATTACAGTATCACCAGGGCGCTGAGGAATTTCTGCTCCTGGTGGATATTGTTCCCAGCGTCCATCTGGAGTTCTAATAACAGTATTTTCTGCTGGAGCCCAAACTCTGCCATCTCCACCCAAATCACCATTTGGTCTTGTTGGATAATCACCTCCAGGACTTTCTATTACAACCTGTCGAACTTGTTGAGTTGGCAATCCAGTATCTGGATCTGTCCCACCATCTGGTTCCATAATTGCAATTGGATTAACACCCGACCCCTTACCACAATTATCAGTTATATCAACAAAAGGAGCTTTAGTATACCCAAGACCTCTAGCAATAATATCTACACCCAAAATATCTCCAGCAGCACTTACAATTGCATTACCTCTCGCTCCACTTCCACCACCGCCACCCCAAAAAGTAACTTGTGGAGGACCACAAAAAACAGGACCAATATTACAACCATTAGTTGCACTAATAGCACTATTAATTAAGTTACTAAAATCTACTGCAGCGGCAACTGTATCAATTAATCCAGAAGCACTTCCAACAAGACCCAACGCTTGATCCGCAACTCCTTTAGCGGAATTTATAATCGAATCAATATCAAAAATTGCTGATGGTTTTCCACCTTCAAAAATATTCCATTCTTTTGTTTCTGGACATTCTTGATCTTCCTCACAAGCAAAAAACCCAGCAAGTGCTTTTAAAATATTTAAAATAGAACCTGCAAGACTAAACACACCACCAATCAATCCAGATACTGAACTAATGATTGCATCAATTGCTCCAGCAATTCTTCCTATGGTATTGCCCAAAAGGTCTGCAATAAAATTTGCGACTGCACAAGCTGGAACATTGATGTAACGATCAAACATCTGACTAAGAAAATTACCAACCATTTTGAAAAGATTTTGGATCAACTTGTTAAACAAACAAGTAATCAACTCCATTAAAGCATCATGACCAACTTTTGCTTTATCTCTGTCTGGAGGATTTATAAGCTCATATAATTTTTTTGTCTGTTTGTTTATTTCTTCTTCAATATGTTTACGAATTTCTTTAAATACCCATTTAATTCCTTGAGTAATAAAGTCTTGTGCTTTTTGAGTTTTTTCTTGAATCCATTTTTGCTTGTCACCAATCCAACCTTGAGCAGCAGTTTCCCATTCATTTAATTGTTTTTGTGCCTTTTCAATTTGCTGAATTAACTCCTGCATTGACTTCATAATTCCATTTAATGGAACCTTTTCACATTCAGTTGGGGAACCAATACCAAAAAGATATTCTTGCATAAGGGATTTATCGGATACCCCCCAAAGATTCATTAAATTTCCACCCTCTAAAGGATATTTGTAAGTGCTACTTAACGAAACATTAAATCCAGCAATGTAGTCTCTAAAAGTATATCCACTGGATATCTCAAACCCAGTTTTTTGGGTTCGTGGTAAAGCAACATGTTCATTAGTGGGATATACCCCCGTAAGTATTGGACCAGTCTTACGCACAGGATCGGACCAAAATCCATAAACTCTAGATCCTTGCGTTGGACCACCAATCAAAACGGCTCCACCGTGGCCAGACATAGGACTTAAACACACTTCTACATCTGGAAGTTTTTCATCTGGAAGTAAATCTTTAACTGGATGAATATCATCTATCCTAACTTTAACATGTGTGCCCCAATTACCTCTTGCACAAACTTGAGGGTTTGCTGTTCCCTCCTCTTGTTCATTTGTAGACCAACTTTCTCTTGGGGCAACTGTTCCCCTCCATCTAATATAATCCATTGCTGGATCATCAATAATATTATATGGTACGTTATGAAAATCGCTTGCAGTTAATTTTATATCTGACATCTATTCAATCATCGTAAACTTTACATTCTGATGCACTTGGATGAGAATCACAAAACAACTCTAAAGATGTTGGATCATGATTATCTTCAGGATGACGTATCTGATAAGATTCCAAATCCCTCAATTCTTCTTCAGTATGACGACGCATCTGTGGGGAAATCGTTGGATCATCAAGAATTCGTTTGTCATTATCAATATGTTGTTGAATGTTATCCATGGAATTAACCTACTTTGGTTTTCTGCCGTAAGAATCTCTAATTAAAATCATTTTAGTCATACATTGTTTAGGTGTCAAATGATGGCAAATATCCTGTATGATATATATACCACTTAATTCCTTATTGGCAATAATTTCTTTCTTAGAAGATTGCTCTGGAAAATCACAATGAACCAGTTGTCCTGCTCTTAAAGACAAATCTCCAACAACTGCAATTTCAACAGATAAATTAAATATTTTATTATATGTCATTGCAGATTGAATTAAAATATCTGCAGGTTTTAAATTCTCTTCAGTCTTTTTCTCCAGTTGCCTACCTCTATTACCTGGAGCAACTTGTCCCGTATCTTTCCTATAAGTAAATCTTTTACTTAAATCGCCGTAGACATTAAAATCTGGGGATATTTTAGGTAATTCTTGTCCACCTCTTGGTTTTTGTTCTTCACTCTTTACTTCTTTTGCTTTGGGAGTATAAACTTGATTATATGGATCATATGCTGTTAGTCTTCCACCATATGTTCCAGCATTTAGATTTGTTTTAACATCTATTGTTTTTATAGACCTGTAACTAATAATTTTTGAATCATATCCAGATGGTAGTAAAGTACTATTATTGTAAATAAATGATTTTTTAGGAGATCCTTCAAATAATTTATCAATTGATTTAAAATTAAATCCATCATAAGTTTCAAAAAGAAAATATCCAGCAGAAGACTTCGATCCCACTGGAATTGCTAATGTTGCTATTTCTGCACAAAACTCAAATGCTGGTTTACCAGAACCATAGAGACCGATCTGATTTGATGTTTGATCTCTAATAATCTTCTTTTTAGTTTTTAAAACTTCTTTTAAAATAATACTAACAGACTGAGATAATTCACCATCAAATTTTTGATAAACTTCACACTTTAAAAAATCACTTGCTAAATCCTCCATTGAGCAAAGGTCTATCGTATAAAGAACAGTCTCTGATGATGAAATAACATTTTCAATTTTACTAATATAAAGTGCATTACTACCAGCAAATTTTAATTTATTATTATTATTATCTTCAAAACTTAATTCAACTTTTTCAAATCCAGATAATTTTAATTTATATAAAACTGCAATATCATTTCCCGCAGTACTATGACCTGTCTCTAAAATTATCAACCTAAACCGCACAGATGTATCCAAAACACTTTCAAAATAAGAGAGATCTTGAATTAATGCCGATATATCTTGAGAACCGCCACCCCTATTAGAGGTAACAACACACTTTGTTATATTGCCAGATAATCCTTTTGTATTTGCGGTTGCTGCCATTTTTAGAACTTATATTTACTATTTAACCAACTTCAACAATCAAAACACGATCAACACCATTATCATATGATGTACGTTGACTTAATGATGCAACATCTTGAGATCTTCCTGATCTACCTGTTGATGGTGCTAATGAAGCACTACCTCCTGTTATCCACTTACCTCCAGTCCACGTATAATACTGACCATCTGCTGCTCGCTTGGTTTCTCCTTCCGTTTTACCGATTCCCAGTCCAAATCCCTTAACTGCTGCTCTAAGACTTGTATTTTTAGTATTTGTTACAGTAATTGCTTGTCCAGATCCTAAGAAACCACTACCCAATTTAACAAATTGACCATCTCTATATACCACCCCTTTGTTTTGAGTATTTGCTGCAGTTGTCGTAGGTCTTGCTGCTGGTTTTGGTGCTACTGATTTCAAATAATTAGTCGGATCTATGGCAGTCCCAGTTGCACTACCCATACGTCTTTCTAAGTGTAAGTGTGTTCTACTACCAGGACCTGGATAACGAGGATCTTTCCATAGTTTTACTAGTGCTATTACCTGCCCCTTCTTAACTTTATCACCGATCTTTACTTTACTAATAACATGTCCATATACCATTACATTTCCATCTGCATGTTGAACAACAACTCCATCGCCATGTGTGCCAAAATTTGGATAGATATCAACTACCTTACCATCTTCTAATGCAGTAACCTTAGAATTTGGATCAACACCAATATCAATTCCCTGATGATTCGTAGAAGCTCCAGGAATACCAGTATTCCTAAATCCAAATCCACTTGTTAGTTGAGGATTTCCCTCTGGTAATACAGCTTTGAATTGGGCACTAGTTAATGTACTTGGTTTTGGTGCTTTAGAACTTTGCAATACAGACATGACCTTATTAGTCCAGTTGGGATCTGTATTGTACTGTCCAGGTCCACCATGTAATCCTTGTCGTATACTTTCAATAACTTCTCTATCATCTTTTCCCTTATAAGATTGTTTCCAACGATCAACGTGTGCTTTAACGCCTTCTTCAAGGTCATTATAGACTGCATGTTGGTGTCCGTCCTTACCAATTACAAATCCTTTTGGACCTCTTCCTTGTTGACCAAAAGGATTTGTTTTTCCACTTGCAAAATATACACTATCAGGATTTGCCAACCACCCACTTTCAAGCATAGCAATTGCAGCAGTTACTGATGGATTGGGCGATTTAACTTTTTCAGCAATTTTTCTAATTTTTTCAAATGCTGCTTGTTGATCTGCATCCAAAGGTGCCCCACCACCACCACCATAAGGATCATTAAATGGTCTATCACCGTATTTAATAATAGATGCTAAAGAACCTAAACTTCCAATATCTTTATCCAAGGCTTTTTCTATGCCTCGCATAAATCCCGCCATCTGTTCATTTTTTCTTCTTATCTTTACATCTCTACGCAAAACTTCTCCACCACCAGCAAGTGCTTGGAATGATTTTGTAATATCAGCACCAGCAGCGTCTGGATATTCAGATACCATTGACATTAAAGAAGCAAAACTTTTAGCAATGTCCTTTTTAGTTGACTTAGATGGTTTTTGCCCCAACACGTAATCAACACCCAATGACATAATTTTAGCCATAATAGAACTTCCAGATCTCTTTAGACGTTCTGAAGTGGCAAGTAAAGTTGAAAGGGGTTTTTGTTTTACATCTTTTGTTCCATACAAATCTTGAATGGATTTAGCACCACTTGATTGACCAACACTAACTTTACTAATCTTTAATTTTTTAATACGAAGTGGTTTTGGTTTCTTTTTCTTTGCAGTTTTACCTGGGTCTCTACCAGTTCTTTGTTTAATTTTTCCACCTGAAGATCTTCCTTCAATCTTTCCTTGTTTTGAGTTTGCCAAAACATTATAAAGACTTACTCCAATTTGATCTCCAATTAATCCTCCTATTAATCCACCAATCGTAGCTCCTGCAGCACCCGCAAGAAGGTTGCCAATAACTGGAACTACAGATCCAGCAATACCACCAATAGTACCTCCTACCCATGCACCAAGAGCCTGTCCAACTCCAGCACCAACTGCTCCTGCTGCTGCTTTACCTAAAGGTTCTTCAAAAACAAAACGACGAATACTAAAATCAATTATAGGTCCTACAATTGGGATTCTACCCGCAATTCTACCAACATTTTTACCAGCAACTTTGGTTACTCCCCGTTGAACTAGTCTCTGATCTAATCCTTGAGCAGGTCTAGGTGTTTGTCCCTTAAATCGTTTTAAATTTTTATTACCAAATCTATCAGAATATTGGCGATCACCAAATCTTCTTTGGTATCTTCGTTGTGCGGTATCACTAACTCTTCTACCAGATCGATCAAACCCTC